ATGGTTAGTGATGAAAAATTAACCTGTCGGAACTGCGGGGCAAGGGTGAAACGGTATGATAACGTGTCGAGAATTGTGCGAACAAAAGGAAGAAAAACATCATGGGTAAAGGTGGAACGGTTTCGTTGCCCTGTTTGCGGACAGATACATAGGGAATTGCCGGATTATATTTTTCCATACAAACAGTACGAAGCCGAGGTAATTCGTGGCGTTCTGGAAGGATTTATTACTTGCGAAACATATGGATATGAGGATTACCCTTGTGAAATGACGATGATTCGATGGAGGAATTCGCAGGAATTACAACTCCTTTTGTGAAAGATAAAACGAAAGGAGATTCATAATGTCAAAAGAGGAAAAGCACTTACAGACTAAAATTCGAATATTTGAGGATATGCTTTTACGATGTAAGAATTTTGGTCAAGCAGAAGCGATTCAAATCGAATTGACAAGAATGAGAGCAAAATTACAAAAATTATATTTCAAGAGAATGGAGTCCTAACAAGGGCTCTTTCTTTTTGTCGTTTTGCCACTGAGGTTGTTTTAACAAATTGCGGTTCCTATCCTAGAATAGCCGTTGAAAGGAGGTAACAGTCAATGGAAGAAATGATATTTGCACAGGGCTCCGTTCCGGTAGCGGTTGTCGCCAGAGTATATGGGAAAGATGCTTCCTGGGTTCGAGCCGGCATTATATCCGGATGGCTTCCCATTGGAAAAGCTACTAGAAACGGAAAGTTGATTACCAACATCGAAGAGATGAATTCGAAGTACGGACGCATCAACTTTTATATTTCTCCAAAGCGGCTCTGGGAAGAAACCGGATATTTATGGAAAGGAGAGAAACGTTAATATGGCAACAACGATTCGTCCAGAATTATCCGAGAAAAACCCATATTGGATTGAGCGTCACCGGTACTATGAATTGAAGCATTTCTGCCTACAGTATCCGATATGGAAGAAAGCATATGCCGCTCTGGATGGGCTTAGCCGCCGGCCTGCTGATATGGAGATATTCTCAAGAAACAGAACGACTGGCGATCCGACAGCTCGATGTGCAGAAGCTCGATCTTACTATTTGGATCGTATGAAAACGGTCGAGCAAACGGCGATTGCAACAGATGCGGAATTATCCAATTATATTTTAAAAGGCGTAACCGAAGGATGGTCTTATGACATCTTGAAAGCTAGATTAAATATCCCATGCTGCAAGGATGTTTACTACAACTTGTACAGACGGTTCTTCTGGTTACTGAATAAAGCGAGGGATTGAAATGAAGATTGTAGACATAGCAGTCAAGAAAGTCTATCGCTTCAACTGTCCGAATTGTCAGAGCCGATTGGAGGCAGACAGCAAAGAGGTGGTGGACATCGGAGGAAAGGTATGTAAATTCCATTGTCCTGTATGTCGAAAAGAGCGGTATATTGCCTGGTCCGACATGAGAAAGAAAATTGTGTATGAGGGCGAGGGAACGCAGAAATAACATCTTTAAAGACTGAGCCAGCAATGGCTCTTTCTTTTTTATCCTAGGATAAAACACAGTACCAAGGTATCCGAAAGACATGCTATGTTGATATGTGAAAAAATCCCGGGTAGGAAATTTGGAAAAATGTTTTGGAAAGGCAGGATTGAATATGGAGCTCATTCTTTGCATGATTATTGGCATCATTATTGGGATTGTCTTCGGACGACAGGTATTCCGAAGGGATGTCGTTGGTTCGCTGCGGGTCGATCAATCCGATCCAGACAGCGGACCTTATTTGTTTTTGGAACTGTCCCATAAGGGAGCGGATGCGATATATAAGAAAAGATATGTGGTCTTGAAAGTCAACATCAAAAATTATATTTCGCATGAATAACAAGTCCTTTTATGGAACAGTTAATGAATTCACGAAAGGAGAACTAAAATGGGTGAAAACATCAAAGAATTGCTGAACGAGGAGATAGCAGCGGAGATTCAGGCGATATCTTCTCTGGATTCGGGTAGCGAAGAGAAATCAAGGGCTATAGAGGATCTGGCAAAGCTGTACCGTTTGAGGATCGAGGAAACCAAAAGTGAGCTGGACGCAGAGGATAAGCGAAGCCGGCGTACATTGGAAAGTGAAGTGAGTGTCCGGGAAAATGAAATTAAAAAATCTCAGTTGGACGAGCAGATCAAGGCCGATGTACAGGATGAGCAGTATAAACGTTCGCAGCTTGACGAACAGGTGAAAGATCGATATTTCAGACTGGGTATTGCAGCGGCAGAGCTTCTCATACCATTGATGTTCTACGGTATCTGGATGCGGAAAGGATTTAAGTTTGAGGAAACCGGAACCTATACCTCAACAACATTCAGAGGATTGTTCAATCGTTTTAGACCGACAAAGAAATAATTAACCGGTCAGAAATGAGGAGGGCGTGATTTATACATGTCCTCTTCGTTTTTGCGTGATTTTTACAGACGCTATTATGGAAAGGAGATGCTACAAAGAGCTCTTTGTCTCTTGACCGTACACCGGAAGAAACCGTACAATAATAACGGTTCTTTCGAAAAACGAAAGGAGATAATATTTATGAGCCACAAAATTATCAAACCAGAAGGTATTGAATTGATTGAGTACCTGAATAACGGATATGCGATTTGCAATCGATGTGGAGCCGTAATGAGGCAAACAGAAGATCCGAAGACTGGATGCGGAGTTTATATCTGTCCATCGTGTGGATTAAAGGTGGACGAAGAGGATTACGAGTATGAGTCCGATGAAGAAGTAGAATGGACGGAAGAAATGCTCGATATGGAACAAGGAGATATTCCGCCAGCCGGATGCAGAGCCTGCGGAGGACCATACCCGTATTGCAAAACGTCATGTAAGCTATTTGATGACTAAAAATATTATTGAGAGAAGGTCTATGCTTCGGCATAGGCTTTTTCTTTTTGGAGAATAAATGATGCGATACCATTATGAAAAACCGGACATCTATTTATCGATGTATGGAAAAGTATATTTTTGCGATCATCCGGTCTATCATTGCTGTACCCTGTTCCAAATCGGGGAAAAGGGACTGGCAGTTATTCAACAGCGGTTTGATGAGAAAACGAAGAGTACCTGGTGGGGAGAAGTGGACCCATGGATTACGGATGATTTATATTTGCATCCGCGTTTTAAAGAATACTTTGATATACGTTCTGGGATGGCTATGGACGGGCTTTATCCGACTGTAACAATTCGTCAGATTATGTGGGCCTTAAAAATGAAGCCTATTAAACGTGAACGATGGGAGACTGTCTTTGATAGACGCAATATTTAATCCGCAAAAATCACAGCTCCTTTTATGGAAAACTGATTATAGCGAAAGGAGTTTAAGGGTGATGGATGAAATGAAAATCGGCTCAAAATTTACACGAATGTTGCTTTCGAAATTAGCAAAAGGGGTATTACATAAAAAACTGGGATATAACGTGGATATCCAGTTAAACGAGTTGAATGCTTCAATTTCGGATGAGAAAGCACATGTGCATGTAAGTATTGATGCGGATATGAGCAAAGAAGAACTCATGAAAATTCTGAAGAAGATCGGTTTGAATTAGAAGGATTGAGCCAGCAATGGCTCTTTCTTTTTACTTCGCAAAATTTACAATTACTATTATGGAGAAACAGTTAGCTCATTGGTAGAGCGCCACATTTCCGTGGAGGTAATCAGTTCGAATCTGATACTGGTTCTCTTTTATTTTTATCTATCAGGAAAGGGGGATTTTAAGGAGGTGGTTAGAAATTTGAGCTTGGACGAATTGGAGTTGATTCTGTGCGATATGTACGAAATGGACGAATGGTTTCCGAATCCGGTGTTTGACAAGAATGGATTTGCAAAGACGAGCAATACCTTATGGGCGATTGGAGAATTTCGAAATTATGTAGCCAATCATATTTATCCCCGAACCAAAACGTCTATTAAAAATCTGGAAGCAATGGCCCGATCATTTACAGAGAAAATGGAAGACTTTGCTTCTATGAATCAACAGAACCGTTCTATATTTATTGCCGCTAAGATGGTCGGCGAAAACATTCAAGACCTATTATATGCCATGGAATAGGATAAAACGAAAGGAGAAACATCATGAAAGGTAAAAACATTATTTTAATAGGAGTGGGGGCTTCTGCGATAGCAGCATCATTAAAAATGGCTTTTGAATTCGGGGCAAAAATGGGTATTGCTACTGTGTTATCGAATTTATCTCCGGAAGATATATCAGCGATAATTCCAAAAGAAAAAGGTGGATGGTACAAAGATATTTCAGAAATCATAGAGATTGTCAAAGAAAGGAAAAACAAATGAATAAGTTTACAACGAAAATACGCCATGCTTCTCCTTCTATTTTAACAGGCTTAAGTATAGCAGGAGTAGTAGGAACGACGGTCATGGCTGTGAGGGCGACTCCTAAAGCACTACAACTGATTAAAGATAAGAAAGACGAGTTGGATACTGATCACCTAAAACCAATGGAAGTAGCGCAGACCACTTGGAAATGTTATATACCGTCCATCCTTATTGGAGTAGGTACCATTACTTGTATCATCGGGATTGGCTGTATGGATAAACGAAATCAGGTTTCTTTGATGAGCGCATATGCTATGCTCAATGAATCCTATAAACAATATCGGAAGTCGGCCAAGATTGTTTATGGGGAAAATGCAGATGACAAAATCCATGCGGAAATGGCGAAAGATGCGATGGTGTCTACATACGATTGGGGCTATCAGGTCTATAACATGGATATGGATTCAGAGAGCGAGCGATTACTTTTTTATGATCTTTCCTCAAAGAAGTATTTCAGAACCACAATGGCAGCGGTGCTAAACGCACAATATCATGTAAACCGGAATCTTGCTATCAGGGGCGACTGTTCGTTAAACGAATATCTATCATTCCTTGGAGTTGAAGGCATAGACGGAGGCGATGATATCGGGTGGGACATTACCTATATGGTGGAAGAAATGGATTGCTATTGGTTGGATTTTGATAATTATAAATCAACGTTAGAAGATGGACTGGAGTGCATCATTATCGACACGATGGCAGTCAACAAATTTGAATGATTCGCAAAAATTACAGGCTGTATTATGAAAAGGAGGCTAATGCTTTATGAAGAACAAAAATTTTATCAAGGCCATTGGTATTGCAGTTACGGTGATCGGATTTGGAGTAAGTATCCTTACCGATTGGGTAAACGAAAAGAAAATGGATGAAAAAATTGAGGAAAAGGTTAATGAGGCACTTGCCAAAAGAGACGATGAAAACGAAGAGGAGTCCTAACAAGGGCTCTTTCTTTTTAGTTTGGAGCAAGTGCTGATGAATGACGAGGTTATTCAAAAAATTCTAAATTATGCGAATGAGCATCTATTTGAACCCGGAGGAAATTGGCCTAAATCGGCTATCATGGAGCGTTCGTATGAAAGATGGGCGGTTGATGAGATTCTACTGGCCATTATGGATCATCCGATGACAGAAGCAGACCTGGTGATCGAAGGCTTCATATTGAAAATGGAGTTATTCCTTCACATGTCAGAAGAACCAACAAACAACTACATATTTCAAGTAGCAGAAAATACGGCCGAGACACTTCTCGGTCTTATTTTATAACCACAAAAATTATATTTTCGAAAGGAGAAACATCATGAAGGTATTAAGAAAGCAGGAAATCGACACAGCAAATATCCAGGTAGGAGATCAGATGGTTATTCCTCTGGCAGAGCTTGGGGAGTTTACGGCGACAGCCCACAAGGTTACGGACGAGGGCGTCATGTTTATATTTGACGATTATGTTACCCGTCGACCGATGAACAACCGAGACACAAACAAGGGTGGTTTTGAAAAGTCCGATTTGAAGAAGTGGATGGATACGGTTCTGTTTATGTCGTTTCCGGAGGAATTGCGTGACAAGATTTATAGTCTTACACTACCCACTGTTGGTCAGATTGTGGGCCATGAGGACGAATGGGATAATAAAAATCTGGAAGCGGATACCGATGAGCAGCTTCCGTTGATGAAGGAATGTAAGAATCGGATTGCTTGCTTTGAGGATCAGCTTACATGGGGATGGCTGAGGAATGCTACAAAAGAGGAGTTTTCTTCGGCTTGTTTCGCTGGTGTGGGCAGCTTTGGCTATACGAACTACGACAACGCTTCGAACTCTTATGGGGTTCGTCCGGAATTCTGGTTGGTTAAGCAGGAATCCAGGGGCCCTGTGCCCCGTGAAAACAAAGTGTCTTATAAGACTCTTAAAGGATGGAATCCAAAGAACAAGGTAACAAAAGAGTCCTTACAGGAAGAGATTTCTGAGAAAGAAAACGAGATTAAGCTTCTCAAACAGGAAATCAAAAATCTGGAAGAGAAAGAGATGTTTGCTAAAGCTGCTTCTGAGATGAAGAACCTGAAGGATCGCTTTGTAGAAGCCGGCTTTACCGAGGATGAGGCGTTTCACATGGTTCTTGAGTTATCCAAAACAGCTTTAGGAATTGGAGGAAGGAAGTAATGAAAAAAGAATTAGCCAAGAGCTTTTTGTCACTGAAAACAGCGATTAAAAAGCATAGTCCGGAAATTCTTACCGGAATTGGTATCGCAGGTATGATTACAACAACCGTTATGGCTGTACGAGCAACGCCTAAGGCACTGATTCTCATTGAAGAGAGAAAAGAGGAAATCGGAGCCGAAAAGCTTGAAGCGATGGATATGGTGAAAACAGCATGGGCGTGCTATATTCCGGCAGCGATTACAGGGACACTCTCTGTTGCCTGCCTGATTGGAGCCAGCTCAGTGAATGCTCGGAGAAATGCCGCACTTGCAACAGCATATACCTTATCCGAATCCGCACTCAAAGATTATCAGGGAAAAGTCATTGAGATGTTTGGGGAGAAGAAGAATGAGGCTGTGAAAGATGCCATTGCTAAGGATAAGGTTGAAAAGAATCCGGTAGTAACAAGAGAGGTAATCATTACAGAAAAGGGGAATACGCTCTGCTATGATGCAATTTCCGGAAGATACTTCAAAAGCGATATTGAAAAAATAAAAAAAGCAGAGTGCGAACTGAATCGGCAAATGCTGGATGATATGTATGTATCCCTGAATGACTTCTACTACGAAATTGGTCTGGACAGTGTAAAACTCGGCGACGAACTTGGGTGGAATGTCGATAGTGGATATATCGATTTATCATTCAGCTCTCAATTAGCCAGCGATGGAACTCCCTGCCTGGTAATTGATTACAGCGTAGCTCCACGATATGATTACCGAAATTTGTTATAAACGCGCGAAAAATACAGCGGCTTTAATGAAAGAAGAATCACACATTTTCAAGAGTTGAAAGGAGAATAAACATGGAAACCAATGAAATCATGAACAACGAAGAGGTTATGGAGGCAACTACTGAGGAAGTCGTTAAAGCGAGTTCCGGAAAAGGGTTTAAGGTTGCGGCTGGTATCGGTTTAGCCGTACTTGCAGGTGTTGTAATCTACAAGTATGTGGGTAAGCCGATGATTGCTAAGATCAAAGCCCAGAAGGAGCAGCGGATTATCGACGCTGAGTGGGATGATTCTGAAGAGCCAATCGTGGAGAACGAGAAAGAGGATTCCGAAGAAGCTTAAAGAGAAAAATGTGTTTCAACACGAGGGAGAGTACCTGTAACAAGGTGCTTTCCTTTTTTCTTTTATCCGGAGGTGACATTGATGAATTTATATTTGTATGACGGACCAGTGATGGAATTTGACAACTGCGTTGCTAATCGTTGGACTGCTTCTACACGGGCGGTCTCCGAAAAGAAGGCAAGGTCAAATCTTACCTATCAATTTAAAAAGAAGAACAATCGACTTCCGGGTACAAAGATTATATTGCCTGGAAAGATTAGTTTAGTGAGTGGAAAGGAGACAACTTAATGGAGGAATATAAGCCGAATTCCCACAAGTCAAAGGAAGAACAGAAAGACCTTGTTCCTGAAAAGCGTGTAGAAAAGGTGATTTCTGGGACGGTAAAGCCGAAGAAAAAATCAGAGATGCAGAAGTTTGCAGATGTATTCATTTCCGAAGATGTTAATAATGTGAAATCTTATATTGTCATGGATGTCCTCGTGCCGGCGATTAAAAAGGCAATTTCCGATATAGTAACCAATGGTATTGATATGATTCTTTATGGAGAGGCCGGAAAGTCGAAAAAGAATTCGACAGCGTCCAAGGTATCCTATCAGAAGTATTACGACAGCGGAAAGAAGGATTATACGACACCGAAGAGTCGGACGAGCTATGAATATGATGAACTCTTATTTGAAACTCGTGGGGATGCTGAATCGGTATTGGACGCTATGAATGAGATTATCGCACAGTATGAGGTGGTCAGTGTTGCAGATCTTTATGATCTGGCAAACGTATCCAATGACAACTATGCTGCCAATAAATACGGATGGACTGATATTGCCGGATGCAGGGCGGTTCGGGTAAGGGACGGTTATATTTTGAAACTGCCTAAACCGATGCCGTTGTAAAAGGAGGAATGCAAGATGTATGAGTCAGAAGATAAGATGGTATCTCATCCAGATCATTATATTTCTGAAACAGGTATGGAAGTTATTGATGTGATCGAAGCCTTTACCTTCGATTTAAAAGGGATTGAGGCTACCGATACCGCAAACATTATCAAATATGCTTGCCGTTGGAAGAAGAAAAACGGAATTCAGGATTTGGAGAAAATCCTTTGGTACACACAGCATCTGATTGATCATTTAAAAAAAGTAGAAGAGGAGAATAAATAACCATGAAAAAAGCAGAGATTGTAAAGAGCATGAACGGTTTTCTTAGCAAGACCAGTTTCCAGTTAAAGAAGCATAGTCCAGAGATTCTCGTCGTAGCCGGCGTAATCGGTGTGGTTACAAGCGCAGTAATGGCGTGTAAAGCAACGACAAAAGTTGGAGAAATTCTGGATAAGACGAAGGAAGATGTCGAAGTAATTCATAAATGCGAGGAAGACGAATCTGTGAAGGAGCAGTATTCCAGTGAGGATGCCAAAAAGGATTTGGCGATTGTTTATGTCCAGACCGGAGTAAAATTCGCTAAGCTGTATGGACCTTCCGTTGTGCTCGGTGCGTTGTCGATTACCAGTATTCTGGCATCCAATAACATCCTTCGTAAGAGAAATGTGGCTCTTGGAGCAGCCTATGCAGCTATCGACAAGGGATTTAAAGAGTATCGCAGTCGTGTTATTGAACGGTTTGGCGAAGAGGTTGACCGTGAACTGAAATATAATCTTAAAGCCAAGAAGTTTGATGAAACGGTGATCGACGAGGAGACCGGAAAAGAGAAGAAAATTAAGAAGAACGGCTTTGTGGTAAGTCCGGCAGATATCAGCGGTTATGCTAGATTTTTTGAAAAGTACACGCAGGATGAAGATGGGAATTCTATTCTGAACCCTCACTGGGAAAGCAATAACGAATACAATCTGATGTTCATCAAAGCTCAGGAGCGTTACGCGAATGACTTGCTGAAAGCGAAGAAGCGTGTATTTCTGAATGAAGTTTATGAAATGCTCGGACTTCCGAGAACAAAAGCCGGCCAGATTGTTGGTTGGGTTTATAATCCGGAAAATCCCAAAGGAGATAATTACATTGACTTCGGCCTGTATTCCGATAATCTGAGTTATTCGGATTATGTCAATGGATTTGATCAGGCAATCCTTCTGGATTTCAATGTCGATGGAAACATCTGGGATTTGATGTGAGGAAAAATTTATAACTATCCCTAAGAGTTACTGTAATTCTTAGGGATAGCTTTTTATTTGGGAGGAATTTATGCACAGGTTAATCAAAGTAATAACGGTTCCGATATTGTGCGGTATTGTAATAGCTTCTTCTTTCTTTATATCTGAGTTCCACTCAGACGGGGAAGACGTTGCCGCGATATCCAAAGCAATCGTTGTCGAAAAGACTGAGCCGGTTATTACGGTTTCGCAAGAGGAATCCATTCTGATTGCAGTAGAGGAAACGGAGGAATCAATAACAGAAATAATACCTGAAATGTCCAGGGAAGATGTGGAACTGATCGCCCTTGTCACGATGGCGGAAGCCGAAGGCGAATGTGAAGAAGGAAAACGCCTTGTTATTGATACGGTACTTAACCGAGTGGATTCAGATTATTTTCCGGATACCGTATATGAGGTGATTTATCAGCCAAATCAGTTTTCATCCATGTGGAACGGACGAGTGGACAGATGTGAAGTCAGAGAGGATATTTGCGAGCTCGTCTATGAGGAATTGGAGTCGAGAACTAATTATGATGTTGTATTCTTCACGGCAGGAGAATACAGCGCATATGGTGTTCCGATGTTCCAGGTTGGGAATCATTATTTTTCAAAGTATGAATAGGAAGGAGAATCATTATGCGTAATCTTTTAGCGTTTGTATCTTATACATTGGCGGCAATGTCTGGTATCTGCTTTGTTGGTGGAATCGCAATTCTGTCAACAGGAAAGGAGCACTGATATGGACGGCTTGGAGAACGTAATATCGGTACTGGATTATGTTCTGGATACCAAGAGAAAAAGACATATTATGGGAGGCATTCTGTTGAGTGTCTCTTTTCTTTTTGGGGGTTTGGCAATAACCGTGATGACAATCAGAAACGAGGAGGAAGAGGATGAGTAGTAAAGGAATGGCTTTCCTTGCTTTTATTGCTGGAGCAGGGATAGGCTCTGTGTGCACATGGCAACTGTTGAAACGGAAATATGAGTTGATTGCTCAGGAAGAAATCGATTCTGTGAAAGAGGCTTATGCCACAAGAGAGAGTATAGAAAAAGCCGGAAAGAGTCTTGTAGAAGGCTTTCGAGACGGGCTTAAAGTAGCAGAAGACAGAACTCAGAAGGACGAGGGTAATGTGGACTTCAAAAAGTATGCATCTATCATCCAGAAAGAAGGCTATACGGATTATTCCAGGAGTGTCGAGGAAAAGAAAGGAGAAGCGTTTGTGGAAAAGCCTTATGTCATTTCGCCAGAGGAATTCGGCGAATTTGAAGAGTATGAAAAAATCAGCCTCACTTACTATGCAGACGAAGTTCTGGCTGATGAAAATGATGAAGAGGTAGACGATGTGGATGAAATTGTCGGCGAGGAATCCCTGAACCACTTTGGGGAATATGAGGATGACTCCGTATTTGTCCGAAACGACCGGTTAAAGTGCGATTACGAAATCCTGCTTGACCAGAGAAACTACTTGGATGTCGCAAAGACAAGGCCGCATCGAGTGGAGGAGTAATGACAAAGAACGAGCTTAATGATGCATATTTTAACTGGATGTATCAGCTTGTATTTGATGGGAGATATTCAAAGAAATTATCGTATCGGAAGCTTTTAAGAGAGCTGCATCGAATCGAATTTACTTACAGCATTCCGATGGATGGAAATCGTGCGGAGGATGGAGTGGATTTAAGGTATCGGTTTGGTTACGAAAACAGATACAGCAGTTCTATGATCTCCGCGTATTTGGATAATCGGACGTGTAGTGTTCTGGAAATGATGATCGCACTTGCGATTCGGTGTGAAGAACACATTATGGACGATCCGGACGTTGGAAATCGAACTGGACAATGGTTCTGGAACATGGTTGTCAATCTTGGTCTTGGTTCCATGAATGATTCCAAGTTTGATCGGAATTATGTTGAGGATACTGTTCAGAAATTTCTGGATCGAAAGTATAACCGCAATGGTGACGGGGGACTGTTTACCGTAAATCATAGCCGATACGATTTAAGGTCTGTTGAAATCTGGTATCAGATGTGCTGGTACTTGGATGAAAATGTTTAGAAGGAGAGATCGTTATGAGCCACAACGAAGTAATGAAGTGGTTTGAAAGTTATTTTCCTGATTATTCGGGAGATCGGATTGATATGTGGTTTCCAAATGGAAGAAACAGCATCCGTATCCGCCAGAAAAATGGTCAGGAATTTATATTCACTTATCATAGTCAGAAAGATTGGAGATTTGAGACGATTACCAGTTTTCTGAACGGAATGAAGGGAGGAAAAAAGTAAGATGTGTGAGGTTATGAATTATATTTTTGGAAGTCTCAGCAATTCGGAGACGGCAATCCGGTCCATTCGGAAATCTCTGAATAAACAGGCCCGTTATAACCGGAAATTGAGCACGCTTGCTCTTATTATGACGGTTAATCTGGTTCTCTTGGAACTGGATCGTGTGGAGCAGAAAAAGAGGATTGAGAAACTGGAATCGACAATAGAGGAATTGAAGCGCGATAAAGGAGAGTAAAAAATGAGATGATCGACTTTTTGATGATTTCCACACGTAGTACAAAGCGTGGTGTAATTGAAATCTATCCGAAGTTCATTATTAAGAAAAGCTCCGATCTGATGATTCGAGGTGGTGACTTCTACGCTATCTGGATTGAGGAACGAGGTTTATGGTCTACGGACGAACAAGATGCTTTGCAACTCATTGACCGTGAACTGGATAGATACGCAGAAGAAAGCCGCCAGCGCTTTGACTCTGAGATTAAAGTTCTTCACATGTGGGATGCGGAATCCGGAATGATTGATTCTTGGCATAAATATTGTCAGAAGCAAATGCGGGATTCTTTCCATATGCTGGACGACAAATTGATATTCTCTAACACAAAGACCGATAAAAAAGATTACGCCAGTAAAAAGCTGAAATATCCGCTTGAAGCTGGCGATTTGTCTGCTTATGACAAATTGATGTCTACTCTTTATTCGGAAACGGAAAGGCAAAAGCTAGAATGGGCGATCGGTTCTATTGTGTGCGGAGAATCGAAAAAACTGCAAAAATTTATGGTCCTGTACGGAGCTGCCGGAACTGGTAAATCTACAATCCTCAATATTATTCAGCAACTCTTCGAAGGATATTATTCGGTCTTTGATGCAAAAGCTCTTGGCTCATCCAGCAATTCATTTGCGTTAGAGGCGTTCAAGAGTAATCCTCTTGTGGCGATTCAGCATGACGGCGATCTGTCAAGGATTGAAGATAACACCAGATTGAACAGTTTGGTATCCCATGAGCTGATGACCGTGAACGAGAAGTTTAAATCAACTTATTCTAATCGATTCAAATGCTTTCTGTTTATGGGTACCAATAAGCCAGTAAAAATTACGGATGCGAAGTCCGGTTTAATTCGACGACTGATTGATGTGTCCCCCTCAGGAGATAAGTTGAGTCCGAAGGAATACAAAGCAACCATGAAACAAATCGAATTTGAATTGGGGGCGATTGCGTATCATTGCCAAGAGGTCTATTTGAACAATCCAGGTTTGTATGACGATTATATTCCTATTACAATGCTGGGGGCTTCCAACGATTTCTATAACTTCATCATTGACTCCTATCATGTGTTCAAACGTGAAAATGGTACAACCTTAAAGGCTGCCTGGGAGATGTATAAAACCTACTGTGATGAGGCAAAAGTGGGCTATCCATTTTCTCAGAGAGTTTTTAAGGAAGAACTGAAAAACTATTTCCACGATTACAAAGAGCGATTCAACATGGAGGATGGTTCGAGAGTGCGAAGCTATTATATCGGATTCCGGACTGAAAAATTTGAAGAGGAGACCATTGTGGAAAAGCCGGAAGAGAAGCCGTTAGTATTGCAGTTTAACGCAACCAAATCTATTTTTGATCAGGTGTGCTCCGATTGTCCGGCGCAGTATGCGACCGATAAGGAGACGCCTTCTATGAAATGGGACAAAGTAAAAACGAAGCTGTCCGATTTGGACACTTCTAAAATCCATTATGTTAAAGTCCCGGAAAACCATATAGTAATCGACTTTGATATTCCGGATAAAGATGGGAACAAATCTTTTGAACGGAATGTAGAAGAAGCGAGCAAATGGCCAGCGACTTATGCAGAGCTAAGTAAAAGCGGAAAGGGGGTTCATCTTCATTATATTTACACAGGAGATGTAAAAAAACTGAGTCGTATTTATGACGACCACATTGAAGTGAAAGTGTTCACGGGTAAAAGTTCATTACGAAGAAAACTTACGAAGTGTAATGATTTTCCTATCGCAACGATTAGCTCTGGTTTACCGACGAAAGGAGAAGACAAAATGGTAAATTTTGAGGCAATTAAAAGCGAGAAAGGGCTTAGAACACTGATTAAACGAAATCTGAATAAAGAAATTCATCCGGGTACTAAGCCTAGTATCGATTTTATCTACAAAATACTGGAGGATGCATACGCCAGTGATTTAAGCTACGATGTGACAGATATGCGAAATGCGGTTTTGGCGTTTGCTGCAAATAGTACGCATCAGGCTGAATATTGTATCAAGCTGGTTAATAAAATGCAGTTTAAATCGGCAGACCCTTCCACAGCGGGGAGAAACGAAGAAGCAAAGCTGGTATTTTACGACATCGAAGTATTTCCGAACCTGTTCCTTGTAAACTGGAAAATCGAGGGTGAGGGAAAACCGGTTGTCCGTATGATTAACCCGACACCGACCGAGATTGAGGAATTGATGCGATTCCGTCTGGTTGGATTCAACTGTCGGCGATACGATAACCACATTCTGTATGCGAGACTTATGGGTTATACGAATGAGCAGCTTTATAATCTCTCGCAAAAGATAATCAGTGGAAGTCCAAATTGTTTCTTTGGAGAAGCTTACAATGTTTCCTATACAGATGTGTATGACTTTGCATCTGCCGGAAATAAAAAGAGCTTGAAAAAGCTAGAGATTGAGATGGGAATCCATCATCAGGAGCTTGGTCTTCCGTGGGATCAACCGGTTCCAGAGGAAATGTGGACTAAGGTTGCCGAATATTGTGATAACGATGTAATTGCAACCGAAGCAGCATTCCACTACCTAAAGGCTGATTGGACGGCTCGACAGATTCTGGCAGATTTGGCCGGTATGACAGTGAACGATACAACCAATACACTTACCCAGAAGATCATATTTGGAAATGAACGGAAACCACAGGATCAGTTCAATTACCGAAATCTGGCGGAGCCGGTACATTACCTTGATGAAGAAACCGAATCTTTCTTGGCTGAAGCGTGTCCTGAAATGATGGCGCAAACGCATGGCGACGAAGGAAGCCTTCTTCCATATTTTCTTGGATACAAGTATGAAAATGGAAAATCGACATATCGAGGAGAAGAGGTTGGAGAAGGCGGCTATGTTTACGCGGAACCTGGTATGTATGGAAATGTGGCATTGCTGGATATTTCCTCTATGCATCCTCACAGTGCAATCGCAGAAGTTCTGTTTGGTGTGAAATTTACAAGGGCCTTTCGGGATATTGTGGAAGGACGAGTCAGCATCAAACACGAAGCCTGGGACGAAGTCAATCATATGCTGGATGGAAAGTTGACGCCATATATCCAGAAAGTTATTGACGGAGAGATGACAGCAAAAGATTTGGCAAATGCTTTAAAGACGGCAATCAATTCGGTATATGGCCTGACTTCTGCCAACTTCGAGAATCCGTTCCGCGATCCGAGAAACAAAGATAATATTGTAGCCAAACGAGGAGCTCTGTTCATGATTAACCTCAAGCATGAGGTGCAGGAACGGGGCTTTACTGTTGCCCACATTAAGACGGATTCCATCAAGATTCCAGATGCAACACCGGAAATTATCCAGTTTGTTATGGATTATGGGAAACGGTATGGATACACCTTTGAGCACGAGGCTACATACGACCGGATGTGCCTGGTAAATGACGCTGTCTATATCGCCAAGTATAAAGACGGAAAGTGGACGGCCACAGGAACTCAGTTCCAGATTCCTTATGTCTTCAAGAAGCTTTTCAGCGGAGAAGAGATTGTCTTTGAAGATATGTGCGAAACCAAGTCGGTAAGCAGCGCTTTATATTTGGACATGAACGAAGGACTTCCCGATGTGTCCGAATACGAAAAAGAATTTTCAAAAGCAGAGAGTGATTATCGTAAGGGATTGCTTTCCGACACGACGTTTGAAAAGACTTGCCAGTCGCTGAATCCAAAGATTGCAGAAGGCCACAATTATATTTTCATTGGACGAGTTGGACAGTTCTGTCCGATCAAATCTGGGGCTGGCGGCGGTCTGCTTATGCGTGAAAAAGACGGACGATATTATGCCGCTACTGGCTCAAAGGGGTATCGGTGGCTGGAATCTGAGATGGTGAAAGAACTCTCCAAAGAAGATTCTATTGACCGTTCTTATTATGACAAGCTTGTAGATGATGCAGTTGAAACCATATCCAAATACGGTGACTTCGAATGGTTTGTATCGGATGATCCTTATATTCCAAAGCCGAGGCTGGAGGATTTTATGAACATCCCAGAAGACGCTGACGAAGAATTACCATTTAATTAAAGAAAAGGAGAAGTATCATGGCTTATAAAAACGTACCTAATATTGTTATTGAAAACGCTCGCATTATTTTTCGGAATTTCAGAGGAGAAGAATCTAAGTATAATCGGGCTGGTAATCGAAATTTTTGTGTTGTTATTGACGATCCAGAACAGGCTGAAAAGCTCTTAAATGATGGTTGGAACGTAAGAGTTTTACCACCGAGAGAGAAGGACGAAGAGCCAACCCATTATATCCAGGTGGCGGTCAGCTTTGAGAACATTCCGCCAAAGGTGGTTATGATTACAAGACGGAACAAGACACCTCTTGATGATGAGTCCATTTCTACTCTGGATTATGCGGAGATTCGCAATGTTGATTTGACGATTCGACCGTATTCTTGGGAAGTGAACGGTAAAACCGGCATCAAGGCTTATCTGAAAACGATGTATGTCACCATCGAAGAGGATGAATTTGCCGAGAAGTATGCAGAGGAAGAAGGTCCGGAAGAAATTCCATTCCGCTAATGAGCGACAGATAGGGTGCCTGATATTGCCAGCAAGGTAAATGTCCTAAGGCTAGAGGAAACAGCCCTATATTTCTGCGAAAGGAGAAATGTTATGGCATTTTGGAACTGGAAAAAGAAGCGAACCACAGCGAAACCGAAAATCAATGCTTCTGTTCCTAAACCCAAAATAAACATCGAAAAGCAAGAATTAAATGTTCCGCCACAACCTAAGAAAACTGACATACCAAAGCCGGATAAAGTGCCGAAAAATGAGAATGTCAGGAAAGAATTCCTAAAGACTTTTCATAAGTTGACTTATCGGCATAGACCGTGGGATGTATGGCGGGATTTTATCATAATGTTTGCCTGTTCTTTGTCGAATCCGGTGGACAAATCTCACTACGAAGAACGAGAAAAACGATATTTGAAGATTATCAAAAAATACAATAAACAGGAGCAAAAATTGTTTCCGGAATTAGCTGCCTACGTCGTTATGGCTTTGGAAGATGATCCAGAGCAGGACTTCTTAGGCAGTGTTTTTATGGAATTGAATCTAGGTAACAAATCGACCAGCCAATTCTTTACTCCTTATCATATCTGTGAGCTGATGGCAAAAGTAACGGAAGAAGATGTGGCGGCCATTGTGAAAGAAAAAGGTTATATCACGATCAATGATCCTTGCTGTGGTGCCGGAGCGACTCTGATTGCGGCAGTTAATGAAGCCAAAAAGCAATTGGAAAAGGTGAATCTAAACTTCCAGAATCATGTTCTGGTTGCCGCTCAGGATATTGATGAAACCGTTGCATTGATGTGTTACATTCAGCTTTCTCTTCTTGGAGTGGCTGCATATATCAAAGTAGGTAACTCGCTTACAGAGCCGATGTCTACGGACGATAACGGAGAGAACTATTGGTTTACCATGATGTATTTTTCAGATGTGTGGACCATGAGAAGATTGTTTCACAGCTTATGAAAGGACGGGTAACATGACAAAGACTGTACGATTAAAGAAAGAAGACTGCTATTGTGATTTGACCAAATTCTATGAAAATGTGGCTCGAAAAATCCTGGTGGGGATAACAGACAAAACCTGTTTCGACTGCCGGAAAATTTGCGTCACGAAATCGGTCCAAGAAGCTTTATGGTCGTATTATCGTGACGAAAAAGGAAAGACGGATGAGCAGATTGCTACGATGTTGTTGGGATACGGGCCGAAGGCAAACTTGGAAGAGCATGGCATTCTGGAGTATTGGGTTGAGATTGAAGATGGATTTATAGTGTGAGGAGGAATAAGTGTGGACGAACGGTTAAAAGCTTTGGAAAAAGAACTGGACAGTCTGATGAACATGGCTCCTATAGAAGACGACTGTACAAAAAATGAAAATGAAATGTATTCGGATATGGCAAACCTGAAAAACAGCATAACAATAGTTCTTGAGGAGCGACGGAATGGCCGTTAAATTATATGATTACCAGATAGCAGCCGTTGAAAAAATGACAAATGGCTGTATTCTGTGCGGTGGCGTTGGAAGTGGAAAGTCCAGAACAGCGTTGGCTTATTACTATCTCCAGAATGGCGGAAATCCAGATTGTTTGACGGGGCTCGATTACGTTGCGATGGACGATCCGCCAAAAGACTTATACATCATCACTACGGCCAGAAAGCGGGACACGATGGAATGGGAGGGTGATCTTTCGCCCTTCCTTCTTTCCGTTCATGAGGATGTTAATCTATATTCAAATCGGGTTATCGTGGATTCCTGGAACAATATCAAGAAGTACACAGATATGAATGATGCTTTCTTTATATTTGACGAGCAGAGGGTAATCGGTTCCGGGGCTTGGGTGAAGGCATTCCTGAAAATAACCAAATCAAACCAATGGATTCTGTTATCTGCAACTCCAGGGGATACCTGGCAGGATTATATTCCGGTATTCATTGCAAATGGGTTTTACAAAAACCGGACAGAATTCATCCGAGAACATGTGGTTTATAGTCGATTCAGTAAATATCCGAAGATTGACCGATATTTGAATACGGGGAGATTGATCCGGCTCAGGAACCGAATCCTGGTGAATATGGATTTCAAGCGTCAAACGATTTCTCATCATGAAGATGTGTTTGTCAAATATGATGTTGAAAAATACAGAGACGTTGGACGAACCAGATGGGACCCATTTAAAAACGAGCCGATTACAAATGCTGCTGGTCTTTGTTATATATGGCGGAAAATTGTAAATATGGATGAGTCGCGGCAGATCGCCTTGATGGAGATCGTAGAGAAACATCCAAGAGCCATTATATTTTACAACTTCGATTATGAGTTGGAGCTTTTAAAAGGATTGTTTCAGATTTATGAGGACGATGGAGTTTTTGAAATCGCAGAGTGGAATGGACATAAACACCAGCCGATTCCAGAGTCAAAGAGCTGGGTATATCTTGTCCAGTACAATGCTGGAGCTGAAGGCTGGAACTGTATTAAGACGGATACAATTATATTTTACTCTCAGAACTATTCCTATAAGATTATGAAGCAATCTGCGGGCCGAATAGACAGGCTAAATACGCCGTTCAAGGATTTGTATTACTATCATTTGAAATCTCGAAGCGGAATCGATTTGGGGATTAGCAGGTCTTTGAAGGATAAGAAAGATTTCAATGAGACGAAGTTTGTGAAATGGTCTGGAAATACTTCGTCGAAAAAAGCATCTTAGGTAGGTGAAAAGATTATGAACGAAGAGTATTTGGAAGTAGATTTTAAAAAGTATTGCAAAACCTGTAAACATAAAGAATTGGGGGAAAAGTTCGATCCGTGTAATGCGTGTCTGGACTATGGGTATAATCTCAATTCTCACAAGCCTGTGATGTGGGAGGAAAAGAAAAAATGAGCTACCAATATAATCAATATTTGGAAAAGCACAAGTCTAATGTTGAAGAGGGGTTCCGGTGGTTACAGAAAAACCTTCCCGAGATCACGGAGGGAAGTGGCGCGGAACATAACATTATATTTGCACACGACCAATCCAAAATGGAACCTGATGAGTATGAGGCGTATGACGCTTACTTTTATGGAGGAAATCGATCTTATGCCGTTGTAGAAGATTTCAGAAAGGCATGGCTGTTGCATATCCATCGAAACCCACATCATTGGCAGCACTGGGTACTGATTAACGATGATCCGGAAGAAGGAGAAATCGTTTTGGAGATGCCATATTGCTATATTCTTGAGATGATTTGCGATTGGTGGTCCTTCAGTTGGTCTGAGGGAAATCTACTGGAGATATTTTCCTGGTATGAAAAACGTAAAAGCTATATAAAGCTCCATCCGGATACGAGGAAATGTGTGGAAGACATATTAGCTAAAATGAAAACGACTTTAGAGCAGGATTTATTCATGCTTCAACACCATGGCGTCAAAGGAATGAAATGGGGTATTAAGAACGGGCCACCGTATCCTATTGATAAATCGAAAAAGAATGATAAACTGGTACAAGAGGTCATCGATTCCGGAGAAGTAAGCAAACAAATCAATCCAGAAAAGCAGAAACGCCATACCAAAGACGGGCACATTTCTGGCAGGAGCTATTTGGACGGTGATGTTGAATTTGCTCAAAAACTCGTAGATGAGTATGGTGGAAAGGGAACTCCTATTATGGATAAGAATGGCCGATGGACCAACAAGGAAAAATTTGATGCAGATGATATCATCGGTACACATGTAGATTCCGAAGGATTAGAGACGAGGACAAATAAAGGAATCATTACATATTCTAAAACGGGAAGTCATGTGTACCCAAGAAAGGAGAACCAATAATATGAATCTGAGACAGTTTGAAGGTAAAAATGTAAGACTAACTGATAAAGATGGCGAAATCTTCGAGGGGTATGTATCCGACTATATCTTTGCAGAGGATAATGCTCCGGAAGAAGTGGAAGCTTTGATTTTAGAGAATCTCATTCGAAAGTCCGACGGGTATAAATATGAAAACCCGGTTGAATTTACAGCATTGGAAATTCAGTCAGTCGAGATTTTATAAGCGAGCAAAATGATTTTTCACAAGGGGGTCCCAATATGGGGCTCTTTTGTTGTGTAAGGAGAAAAAATGAAATCAACAGATAGCGTGATTGTGAGTTGGGATTTTTCCCACGGAAAAGATGTTGGTGTTCTGATTATCGGAAAGCAGGAGAAAGGAAAAGTTGAAATCATCAATGCCTATCAGGGGGAAGAGGCCAAAGCACTTTATCAAAAGTTGGTATTCCCTAAATCAAAGAAGACCAGCTTTAGCAAGGAGAAAACCACATGAAGCAACCGAAAAAATTAACCAGGGAGCAAAAAGAATGTTTGTCAGCTCATTATCTGAATTGTAAAGACTGGATGCTGGTTGAAGAGACCGAATTCTATTACCGCATCATTAACAAGAATACCGGTGTGATAAAAAGCATGGACAAATTTAGAAGATTAAGAAGGAGAAAAAGAGTATGAATCTTAAATCAGCTAAAATTATTGCAGTAGATTTTGATGGAACTTTATGTGAGAACAAATGGCCGGAAACCGGCGAAGCAAATAAAGAGTTGATAGACTATCTTCGTGATCGACAGAAGAACGGAGATAAACTGATTCTTTGGACTTGTCGTGTGGATGACATGCTTCAGAAAGCCATTGAATGGTGTAGAGAGCGAGGACTGATATTTGACGCAGTCAATGAGAATCTTCCGGAAATCATCGAAAACTTTGGCTCTGATACCAGAAAGATATTTGCCAATGAGTACATAGATGATCGGAATATCTGGCCTCTGGAAAACGGAGTAGCTGATGTTCTTTATCTTTGTGATGGTAAAAGTTGCGGGGATACTTGCCCGGGTGTGGAATGCAAACATACATCCGATATAGCTCATGCCAGGAATTTTATAAAGGGTGACTATGACTCCTATTGGGAAAAGGAATCTGAAATCAAAGAGCCCGATTCACATGAGAAATCCAGTATGGAATTGTGGGCGGAAAGAGAAGTAGAAATTGCCTGCAAACACGAAGCACCTGATCGGAAACCAGGAGAATGGGATTACGGATGTGCTTGCTACGAAAGTGCATTAAAGGCATTCCGGAGTCTTTGTGAAGATGGTCACAGCGGATTTAGCATCAGCATGACAAAGTTTATCTTAAACCGATTGCTTGAAGGAAAGCCGCTCACTTCTATCGAAGACACAGAAGATGCCTGGAGCGATATTTCTGATCGAAGTGGTCTTCGTGGAGAGATTGCGAATTACCAGAGCCGGCGGATGAGTTCTCTCTTTAAATATGTATATGCTGACGGCTCTGTTAAGTACAGAGATGTCAACCGTTTCTGTGGTGTGAACTTGGATAATCCAGATGTATCCTACCACAGCGGCTTGATAGATCGAGTAATGGAAGAAAAATTCCCGATTACCATGCCGTATTTTCCGGAGAGCAAACCGTTCCGTGTGTATTGCGAGGAGTTTCTTACCGATCGAAAAAATGGTGACTTCAATACGGTTGGGATTCTCTATGTGATTAAGCCAGATGGCGAACGTGTAGAGATTAACCGTTATTTCAAAGAAGGCGAAAAGGACTTTATTGAGATTGCATCCTGCGAGTATGAGATGCGCCGAAAGATGTATCATGAGCTTCTGGAGAATCTGAAAAAGGAGCAGAAAAAAGACTGTCACGGTTGCTTCGGAGTTGCGGATAACAGTTGCAAAGACTGTATGGAGGAAGAACAGCATGAATCGGAATAGATTTATCCAGGGATTAAAAAGTAATATCCAACTTTCCGAAAAAGAGAGGAAGCGGATTATTCGGAGAAGCCTTCAGAAATACCCATGGAAAACAAAATGTACGGTGGCGATGGAGGAATTTGCAGAGCTTCAGCAGCAGATCAGCAAACAGGTTCGTGGCTACGGGGACAGAATTGGACTCTTGGAAGAGATGGCAGATGCTTATATTTGTCTGAACTTCCTGGAGTCTATTTTTGATATTAAGCCTGAAGATTTGCAGAAAGCTATTGACGTGAAGCTAGAGCGAGAAAGGAGAAATTGTCAGTTATGAATGAAAATCGATTAAGTCCTCTACCACAGTATCATATCGACAGAGATAAACTGTGTGAGATTGTAAAAGAGACTGTTGGTTATGATAGACTTATGGACTCATTCTGTTATGGAACCATCGTTTGTGATGAGTTTGCTTGGTTTTCTAATTCGGACGAGTATTACATTATCCATTTAGAAAGCGGCATGATGGTGAATTGGTATAAACATCTCGGAAGAACAAACACTTGCTCGCAGAAAGACAGAACCATTGATGATTATTATGAGTTCTTCAATTTATTCAAAGAAGAATTGGACTATTTTGAAAGGAGAAATTGTAATGGCAGGACTTAATATGCAAATGGAGTGGAAAACCAGACTTTGTCAAGTTGGTGAAAAGTTTGGATATTCCCACGCATGGGAACATTATTCAAAACCCTTGGAGGCTAGTCCGCTGATGGGTGGGGCTCCAGCGGGAATATTTAGTAAGATGTTTGGCATTGTCGAGTTTTCAGATGGAGTCAGACGAGTTGATCCGTCAGAAATTGTCTTCTGCGATGAAGAAAACGAGACGCTTTCGGAGATGGAGAAAATGAGGAAGGAGAAAGAATACAATGATCAAAATTGAAAACGCAGAAGTTATGGGTTGGGAACACGTTATTCGTGGAATGAGGAACCCGATGAACAGTTGGGAAAAATCTGATAGTGGAATCTGCAAAGGCGGAGACGATGGTATTGGATGTGAGAACTGTGCTAATTATGATTCTTGCGATCATACATACGATCATTCTTGGCAACTTGGTAAAGCCGATCATGACTTGATGATGCGACTTTCAGCCGGTGGATCGACTCATGCAAAGTATCGGAGGATGATTACAGTCTATGCGGACATTACAGCTCCGCTTTATTGGTGGAAAGAGTTCGATACTTATAAAGTTGGCACAGTAGCGAATAGTTGCTCTACTATGCATAAGATTGCAGCAAAGGAATTTACGCTGGATGATTTTAGCCATGAGCATTTAATAGTCGCTGGTCTCAATTCTTTAAAGAGAACTATCGAAGACTTAAATTCTTGTCGAGAAGGTTATCTTGATGAGAACATCAAACAAAATCCCGAATGGAGAAAAGAAGTGTGGTGGCAGATGATCCAGTTGCTTCCAACCAGTTATAACCAGAAACGAACGATCATGCTGAACTATGAAGTACTGGCCGGTATTTATCCTATGCGAAAGAGCCACAAGCTCGACGAGTGGGTGGAATTCTGCAAATGGATTGAGACACTGCCGTATTCGGAGATTATTATTGGAGAAAAAGTTAAATTTTATGCTGATGGGAAGGAGATAAACATATGATTTTTATTGAAACATTGATTTGTATTTTGCTAGCATATTTCTGTTTGTATGCGTTAATCGCTCGGATCTGCAAATGCATTGAACATTGCGCCTCGGCCAAAGGATATGCGAAGTTGGAAGAGGCGAAAATTCTCGCCAAAGAGCAGAATAAAGGAGAGTAACTATGTGGAGCCGAAAACTGATAAAAAATAAAATCTATGCTGTCCTGATTGTCTTGATTGGAGCGTTGTCAGTCCCGATTGAATGGGATGCAACGTTCTTTTTATTTTCCCTGATTATGGGAATACCGATGTTCTTTGCGAAAACGAACTGGATTTATGAAGGGGATGAGGACGATGGGACGAGCCGAGAGGAGACGTGCTCAGAAATTAGAGCAGAAAGCAAAGACCGCTACATACAATCTCACGAAAGCGCAGCTCGATGCGGCCGTCCGTGAACAGGTAGGGAAAGAGCTGGAGCGAATCAAGCAGGAAGCTACGGATGATGCTATAAACGCTGCGATGGTTCTGCTCCTGACTCTGCCGCTAGAAGTGCTGATGGACCATTATTGGAAAAAATCCTATGCAAAGCGTATTCCGAAATTTACTGAGCAGGTTCTGGAATACTACGAACGCTGGCAAAATGGTGAACTGGATATGGAAAAGCTGAAAGAGGATTTGTGGGAATATGGCGGTGTGAAATTAGTTGAAAGTGAGGGCGAAGCAACATGAAATGTGTAATGGGAGTTATTGCATGTATCGTCGGACTGGTGAGTCTAATCGGACTGATTGTGTTAAAGGCGGTCAACTCGTCTGCAACCTATATGGATGATTCATTCCGGTGGGGAGGACGAGATGGGTATTAAAAATGATTGTCGAAAAAATGCTGAGGGGTATTCCGATCCGACTGCCTATGAAGCACTGAAAAACATTGAGCAGGAAGAGGACCGGTTCCATAAACTATTGGAAACCATTTTTACGTTGTGTGAACTGTCTGACTTCCATATTGAAGAACGGATCGTCATTAAGGATAAACGAACCGGGCGGATTTGGAGGTGAGTATTTATGAATGATTGGCAGAGGACTATAGACGCTCTCGTCAAAGCGTTTGACGAATTTGCCGTGAGAGTAAAAGAGATGGCGGACGCTCTGGCTGAGGCATTCGGATTCGAAGCATCGGCACCCGAGAACAAAAAGAAAAAGAGTCTCGGTTCTCCTGCTCGATATGGGATGTCTTTGCAGAAATTTCGAAGAGACTCCTTCGTTAAGCAGTATTCTTACCGGCCGACTGCCCGGAAACACCTACCTTATCAGAGAAGAAATTATTGAAAATCGTCCGTACAAAGCTTGAAAGTGGGTGAAAATCACGCCCACTTTTGGGTTTTGAAAAATGGGCTTTGGCCACTTTTATGTGGGCTTTTTGAAAAATGTGGGGAGTTTTGGGGAAGGATTCGGACGATTTTGGTCAAATTTGTGGCCATTTGCCCACTTTCTGCCCACTTTTAAAACCCCGATTTGGTCAGCAAAAACCCAGTATTTATGCGGGTTTGCGGGCTCAAAGCCCACTTTCCCACTTTTTTTCTTCAACTATTATGATAGAAAGTTTAAAAGTATATAGTAATAACGAAAAAAAAGTGGGTTTTTGGCCACGAGTAAAAATGGAGGAAATCATGAGCAAGATTAGTTGGGAGAGCTTGTATGAAAATTTCAAGTCTATTTATCCAAGGTTGTCGCGGTCATCCGTATATTTTCGTCCGTTCGGGTATATGAGTATAGTAGTGTACTTTGAGGACGGAATGAAAATGGTCTATGATGACCTTAGAAAACAGGCCCATATCACAACTTGAAGAAAAAGTCAAGAGTCAATGAAAAATTTCTTTTCTTTGATCTTGATCTGTGCTATACTGTAAATGCCACACAATTTTATATCCGACTTAATTATGGGGAATCGCTTTGGTAAAAAGTGTATTCTCTCTTTACTCATACCCGTAATTAGGTCGAGATTGTGTGGCAACAATGGGAGAGCACTTTTTCGGGTGCGTCTCTTGTTGGGGCCGCACCTTTTTTATTGCCCATATATTACTCGATCGAAAGGGATATACAATGGGAACAAACACTACCAACAAAAATAATAAAAGCTCGACGGATGTCATTGGTGTGATAAGTGCGCTGGCTGGTTTAGCAACTGCGGCAACGCCTTTAGTAGTAAATGCCATCAATAATGCAAAGAGCAAGTCTTCTGATAAAGTGGAAGAAAAAATAAAAATACCGGAACTGTATCATAAAGGTTTTCCTATCGATTTGGAGCAGGCTATTAGGATATTGGAAGATTGCGGATTGAAAAGTTCTACAAGCAAATTAACCATAAAAGAAGCAAATCCACGTTACAGGGATTGTTTTGATTCACAGGTGATAGGGTCTAATCCGAAACAAGGTACGCTCGTAAAAATCGGTGCGACTGTTTGTTTAAGGTACATACCCGAAGAGGTTATTGTAGAAAGCCAAAGGCTATTTGACGAAACGCAGAGAGCCAAGGAAGAGGCGAGAGAACGAACTAAGGAAAAATTTTCTGTAGCCGTTCAGAAGACAAAACAAGGAGCAGTAAAAATATTTAAACGTAGTAATAAAGTAGAATCTATAGAGGAGGAAGTGTCGGATGAGTAAAGGCGGAAAAAAGAAAAGGAGCACAGCCGGTTTGATACTGGATGTAATTCTTACTTTGTGTACAGGCGGCTTATGGTTGATTTGGATATTGATACGGTATCTCAGAAATAATAGTTAAAGAAAATGGCATTTTGAGACAGAGGCTCTTAAACGAGTCCCTGTCTTTTTTTATGCCTACATTTAGTTCTTTTTTGCGCGCGAAAAATACATCGACTGTTATGAAGAGAGAGGGTTAAAATGGCCATTCTCTCTTTTATTTTGGAGAAAGGAGGCTCACTTATGCTGGAAAGCGAATTTCAGAACAAATTGATTCAAGAACTGAAAAAAATGTTCAAAGGCTGCATCGTAACAAAACTGGATTCAAGTCACATTCAGGGAATTCCTGATTTGCTGATTCTCTATAACGATAAGTGGGCCACTTTAGAATGTAAGAAAAGTGTTCGCGCCAAGAAACAACCAAATCAAGAATATTATGTTGGACGAATGAATGAGATGTCATTCTCAAGATTTATTTGTCCCGAAAATAAGGAGGAAGTGTTACATGATCTTCAACAAGCATTCGGCTCTTGAAGGGCAACACGCCTTTCTTGGCGCAAGCAAATATCACTGGATTAACTATGACGAATCCAAAGTTGCAGAATCGTACTCAAAATTCCTTGCGACTCAAAAAGGTACGGAGCTTCACGATTTCGCAGCAAGATGTATTACGCTTGGACAGAAACTTCCGAAGTCTCAGAAAACATTGAATATGTATGTGAATGACGCGATTGGTTTCAAAATGATTCCCGAACAGCCACTTTTCTATTCGGAGAATTGCTTTGGAACAACAGATGCAATTGCATTTCGAAATCGTATGCTTCGTATTCACGATTTAAAAACCGGCGTCATTCCGGCGCACATGGAGCAGCTTGAAATATACGCTGCTCTTTTTTGTTTGGAATATAAAATCAAGCCGGCCGACATTGAGATGGAACTTCGGATCTATCAGAACAACCAGATTCTTTATGAGAATCCAACAGCTGAAACTATCGTTCCTATCATGGACAAGATTATCACATTCGACAAAGTAATTAACAAAATCAAAGAACAGGAGGGCTAAATTATGAATCCGATTGCAGAAGAAATTTTGATGCACTATGGAATGCCCCGTCGTTCTGGTCGTTATCCGTGGGGATCTGGTGAAAATCCTTATCAGCATAGTGGAGACTTTCTGAGTCGAGTGGATGAACTGAAAAGTCAGGGCATGAGTGATACTGAGATTGCGAAAGCTATGGGATTAACCACCACGCAATACCGTACGCAGAAATCTTTAGCAAAAGATGAACGGCGTGCTCTGGATGTGGCCAGGGCAAAATCTCTTCGAGAAGATGGATTGAGCCTGAACGAGATTGCGAAAGAGATGGGGTTTGCAAATGACTCTTCTGTCCGTTCTCTTTTGAATGAGAATTCTGAGGTCCGTATGAACCAGGCCAAAACGACTGCTGAGTTTATCAAAAAGCAGATTGATGAAAAAGGCATGATCGATGTCGGCGCTGGTGTGGAACGTGAGCTTGGAATTTCTAAGGAGAAACTGAATGAAGCGCTCTACATGCTGGAGATGGAAGGATATCCTGTCTATGGTGGTCGAGTGGATCAGATAACGAATCCAGGAAAGAAAACCACGCTTCGAGTAATTTGTCCTCCTGGAACAGAGCATAAGGAGATTTATGATTTTGAGAATATCAATTCTCTGAAAGACTATGTCTCCCATGACGATGGAGAATCCTTTGATCCCAAATTTGTCTATCCCAAAAGCATGGACTCAAAAAGGCTTCAGATCCGTTATGCAGAGGATGGCGGGGAATTAAAAGATGGTGTTGTTGAAATTCGAAGAGGCGTTGATGATCTGTCTCTTGGAGAATCCCACTATGCTCAGGTTCGAATTCTGGTTGATGGAACACACTACATCAAAGGAATGGCCGTTTACTCAGATGACCTTCCCGATGGCGTGGATGTTATGTTCAACACCAATAAGAAAAAAGGGACTCCAAAGATGGATGTTCTGAAGCCAATCAAAGACGATCCCGATAATCCGTTTGGTTCTTTAATCAAAGAAGGAATCAACGACCCGGATAATCCAACGACTGAAAGAGGGGGACAGAGTTATTACTATGATAAAAATGGTAAGAAACAGCTTTCCCTTATCAACAAACGTGCGGAAGAAGGGGATTGGGGAGAATGGGCCGATAAGCTTCCATCCCAATTTCTGTCAAAGCAGAGCAGAACATTGATAAAGAAGCAGTTGAATTTGGCAGCAGCAGATAAGCAGTCTGAATTTGATGAGATTTGTTCTCTTACAAATCCAACAGTGAAAAAGGTTCTTTTGAAATCTTTTGCTGATGACTGCGACGCGGCCGCTGTTCATTTACAGGCAGCCGCTCTTCCCAGACAGAAGTATCAAGTCATTCTTCCATTGACATCTATCAAAGACAATGAGGTCTATGCTCCGAACTACAAGAATGGAGAAACAGTAGCTCTTGTACGGTATCCGCATGGCGGAACTTTCGAGATTCCTATCCTAACTGTTAATAATAAACAGCCAGAAGGAAGAAGAGTTCTTGGAAATACACCGGCAGACGCTATTGGCATCAATAAAAAGGTGGCCGACCGTCTTTCTGGAGCTGACTTCGACGGCGATACTGTCATGGTAATTCCGTGTAATTCTTCTAATAGCAGAGTGAAGATTACTTCCACTCCGCAATTAAAGGGATTGGAAGGATTTGATCCTAAGATGTCTTATGGAACTGTTAAAAAAGGTGACGATTACTATAACAGCAGCGGTCAGAAGATTAAGATTATGAAGAATACCCAGACAGAAATGGGTAAGATTTCAAACTTAATTACTGATATGACATTGAAAGGCGCTACTCAGGACGAGCTTGCAAGAGCCGTACGTCATAGTATGGTCGTCATTGATGCAGAGAAGCATAAGCTGGACTACAAAAAGAGCGAACAGGATAATGGTATCACTGCTTTGAAGAAGAAGTACCAGGCCCACGAGGACGATGATGGTTACGGCGGAGCTTCTACTCTGATTTCTCGTGCCAAGTCTGAGACTTCTGTGCTGAAGAGGAAAGGAAGCCCGATTATTGACAAGGAAACCGGAGAACAAAGCTGGAAGAGCGTCAGGGAGGAGTACGTAGATAAGAACGGAAAGACCCAGGTACGAACTCAAAAGAGTACCAAGATGGCAGAAACCAGGGATGCCCGTACTTTATCTTCTGGAACACCGCAGGAAGAGGCGTATGCAGACTATGCGAATACCATGAAGTCCCTGGCTAATCAGGCCCGCCGGGAGATGGTTAATACTGGAAAGATAGCCTACTCCGCTTCAGCAAAACAGACCTACCAGACAGAGGTTGATTCTCTTATGGCCAAGCTTAATGTGGCTTTAAAGAACGCCCCCCGCGAGCGTCAGGCACAGACCATAGCAAATTCTATTGTGGCTGCCAAGAAGAAAGACAATCCCGATATGACAAAGGCCGAAATCAAGAAGGCTAATCAACAGGCTCTTACTGCGGCCCGTACTGCTGTTGGTGCCAAGAGAACCCCTGTCGAGATTACAGATCGTGAATGGGAAGCGATTCAGGCTGGCGCTATCAGCGAGAACAAGCTTACCCAGATTCTCAACAATACAAACATAGATACAGTCAGACAGAGAGCTACCCCTCGTGCAACAACAACCCTTAGCTCTGCCAAAGTGAATCGTATTGCGGCGCTGAATGCTTCTGGCTATAGCACTGCTGAGATAGCAGCAGCTTTGGGTGTTTCCAGTTCTACTGTGTCGAAGTATCTGAATGGAAAGGAGTGAACAAAGTAAATGGCGAAGAAGTGTATGCTTACAACCATTGACAATCCTTTCGATCCATTTGAACAGTTCACTTCATGGTTGCTGTTTGATGAGGAAAAAGGTTATCATTCATGTTCGTATCTTGGTAGAATTGCCAGAACCTCGGACCAACTCTCCGATGAAGAGAATGACTTGGAAGTTGAACGAGCAATTGATGAGATCGTAAGATACGATTTCCGAAACATTTACAAAAAAGTTACGCGAGATGCGGTGGCTATCTAGGTATCAGATGGTATAGGGGGGGGGTAGTAAAAATCGCACCCCCTCCGTCATCGCGGCGGTCTTTGAAAATTCCCCGGGGGTATTTTTCGGAGAATGTTTTTACCTTCCGGCAGTATTTAACAGAGCTCATAAGGTTGACTAAGTAATAAGCTGTGGTTCTTTTTACTCTTTTTCTCCTTTCGGTAAAAAAGTTACAGTCATCCTTGTGGGTTCTTTTAAATACTGCCGGAAAACTTTTATGAAACTATTGAAAAACAGATGGGAAGGAGGCAGTAAATGGCTAGAAAAGCAAAGGGTTCTGAATCAACTGGCTCTTCCAAGAAGATTCGTCCTGCTTTGACTCCGGAAGCAAGGGAGCTTCAGATGATTTCTCTGGCCGTTGACTTGGCTGAAAAGCAATTGCTGGAAGGGACTGCTTCTTCTCAGGTCATTACTCACTATCTGAAACTGGGTTCTTCCAGAGAGAAGCTCGAACGGGAGCGGTTGGAGGAAGAGAACAATTTGTTGCGGGCAAAAGTGAGAGCCATCGATTCTACCGATGAAATCAAGGATCTCTATAAGGACGCCATCAATGCGTTTCGTATATACAGCGGACAGGGTAACGACGATGATTAGGACATATTCGGAATTATCAAAATTAAAGACTTTCAAAGAACGATATGAGTATCTCCGTTTAGGCGGAGTCGTCGGAGCAGATACTTTTGGGTTTGACCGATATCTGAATCAGATTTTCTATCGTTCTATGGAATGGAAATCTGTTCGTGATTTTGTGATTGTAAGAGATAACGGATGTGACCTTGGAATAGAAGGCCACGAGATATATGGAAAGATACTGATCCATCACATAAATCCAATTTCTGTTGAGGATGTTTTAAAGAGGAGCGATTTCCTTTTAAACCCGGAGTACCTCATCTCGACAATTCTTACAACACATAATGCCATTCACTATGGAGATGAGAGTCTTCTCACCACAGAACCTGTTGTTCGAAGCAAAAACGATACATGTCCCTGGAAACATTGATGGGAGGAGGTTATGGAGATTATGGAAAGCATACTGACATCGATTAAAAAGATGCTGGGTATTACGGAAGAGTATGAACACTTCGACTCAGACCTTATCATACATATCAATTCGGTATTCATGATCCTTACCCAACTTGGCGTCGGCCCGCCATCAGGCTTCTCCATTCAGGATAAAAGCACTACATGGAAAGAATTCATTTCTGACGAGACAAAGTTGCAGCTAGTAAAATCTTACATGCATATGAAGGTGAAACTACTGTTTGATCCGCCGTTGAGTTCTGCTGTATTGGCATCCATGGAAAAGATGATTGCTGAGGCGGAATGGAGATTGAATGTTGCAGCAGAAACAGATGAGAAAAAATCTGAAGAATACGAGTCCTACGACGGCGAGTACAGGATAACGCCAAAAGCGTTTCAATCTCAGATGCTGGATACCGAGAATAAAGTTCTGGATCGAAATATTGTGGTGACAGAAGTCCCGTATTACGAGACCGGAAATTCGGCAAATGGAGTGACATCATATATCGCAAAGGAGGGAGATTCAAAATGAGTAATGAAGCATTGCTACAGCATCACGGGATTCTTGGGATGAAATGGGGCGTCCGAAGAACTCCTGAACAGCTTGCGAGAGCAAGTGGAAAGAAGAGCAGTTCCGATGACGCGGTGAAAAAGATGTCTGATTCGGAACTCCGTTCAAAGATTAACCGTCTTCAGATGGAAAAGCAGTATAAACAGCTTACCAGTTCAGAAATTTCTGTCGGCAGAAAGTTTGTACAGGACGTGTTGACCAATGCCGCAAAGCAGACCGCCACTAATTATGTATCGAAATACATGACGAAGGGGATTGATGCGGTTATCAAGAAAGCAACCAGCAAGTAGGTGATTCAATTATGGCATTATCAAACACTGCCGTTCCCAAATACTACGGCATGTTTCGGGATGCCGTAATAAGGGGAGAGATACCGGTTTGTAAAGAAGTCTCTATGGAGATGAACCGAATTGACGACCTGATAGCCAATCCAGGTATTTACTATGATGACCAGGCTGTTGAAGGATGGATTGCTTATTGTGAATCGGAACTGACATTGACAGATGGTTCTGATTTGAATTTGCTGGACTCTTTCAAACTATGGGGCGAACAGCTTTATGGATGGTACTACTTCGTTGAACGAAGTGTGTGGGAGCCAAGTTCTGATGGACATGGCGGAAGATATGTAAATAGAAGAATCAAGCAGCGTCTGATAAAGAAACAATATCTCATTGTTGGACGAGGGGCTGCTAAATCTTTGTATGATACTTGTGTTCAATCTTACGGATTGAATATTGACACCTCGACAACGCATCAGATCACGACAGCGCCTACGATGAAGCAGGCGGATGAAGTGATGTCGCCTTTCCGTACAGCAATCACCCGGTCGAGAGGCCCGCTGTTCCGATTCCTAACGGAAGGTTCTTTGCAGAATACGACTGGTTCTAAAGCGAAGCGAATGAAGCTGGCCTCCACTAAAAAGGGAATCGAGAATTTTCTTACGGGTTCACTTCTGGAAGTACGTCCAATGTCCATTGCAAAGCTTCAGGGATTGCGGCCTAAGATTTCTACCGTTGACGAGTGGCTGTCCGGCGATACCAGAGAAGATGTGGTTGGTGCCTTAGAGCAGGGTGCGTCTAAATTGGATGATTACATCATCGTGGCCACGAGTTCTGAGGGAACGGTGAGAAACGGAGCCGGCGACACAATCAAAATGGAGTTGATGGACATTCTCAAAGGTGATTATGTCAATCCTCATGTTTCCATTTGGTGGTATAAACTCGATTCCATTGATGAAGTCGGCAACCCGGATATGTGGCTGAAGGCAAATCCTAATATTGGTAAGACGGTAAGTTATGAAACTTATCAGCTTGATGTGGAGAGAGCAGAAAAATCTCCGGCGGCCAGAAATGATATTTTGGCTAAGAGATTTGGATTACCGATGGAAGGTTACACCTACTACTTCACATACGAAGAAACCCTTCCCCATAAGAAGAGAAGTTATTGGCAAATGCCCTGTTCTTTGGGAATCGATTTGTCACAGGGAGACGACTTCTGTGCTTTTACGTTCCTTTTCCCATTATCGAATGGTTCCTTTGGAGTGAAAACCAGGAACTACATTTCTTCATCGACTCTGATGAAACTTCCGGCAGCAATGAGAATCAAATATGATCAATTTATGGATGAAGGAAGCCTGATTGTCTTAGAGGGAACCGTTCTGGATATGATGGAAGTCTACGAGGATTTGGACAACCACATTGCGGAATTTGGATACGACGTTCGATGCTTGGGATATGACCCGTACAATGCAAAAGAGTTCATTGAACGGTGGTCCTCTGAAAATGGTCCGTTCGGAATCGAAAAGGTTATACAGGGTGCTAAGACAGAATCCGTTCCTTTGGGAGAGTTAAAAAAACTTTCTGAGGAGCGGATGCTTTTGTTTGATGAAGAACTTATGACTTTTGCGATGGGGAACTGCATTGTTATGGAAGATACGAATGGAAACCGTAAATTGCTAAAAAAGCGATATGACGCAAAGATTGATGCCGTGGCAGCTATGATGGATGCGTTTGTCGCTTTCAAGCTCAACCGAGAAGCTTTCGAATAGGAGGTGACGATTTCAAAATGGAAGTTTCAATCGGTTCCAGGATTAAACACGCCTGGAACGCTTTTTTAAATAGAGACCCAACAGGTTTCTATCGGGACATAGGAGTTGGATATTCATACAGACCCGACCGTCCAAGATTTACAAGAGGGAATGAGAGATCCATTGTTACCTCTGTATATAATCGCATTGCGTTGGATTGCGCTTCAATCAGCATCCAACACGTCCGACTGGACGACTCTGAAAGGTTCCTTGAGAAAATTCCTTCAGGGTTAAATGACTGTCTGAATTTATCTGCCAACATTGACCAGACGGGACGTGCTTTCCTTCAGGATGTTGTTTTATCCATGCTTGATGAGGGCTGCGTGGCGATTATTCCGGTTGATACGGATGACGATCCTGATACTACGGGCTCATATAAAATCGAGTCGATGCGTACTGGAAAGATTCTGGAGTGGTTTCCGGGCCATATTAAAGCGAGAGTTTACAATGAGCGGACTGGATTAAAGGAAGATATTGTGATTCCAAAAGATACAGTCGCAATTATCGAAAATCCGCTTTATGCAGTAATCAATGAGCCGAACTCAACGATGCAGCGTTTGATAAGGAAGCTGAATTTATTAGACGTTGTCGATGAGCAGAGCAGTTCGGGGAAACTCGATTTAATTATCCAGCTTCCCTATGTAATTAAAACAGAAGCAAGGCGTCAACAGGCTGAGAAGAGGCGTGTCGAGATTGAACGCCAGTTGGCCGGTTCTAAATATGGTATTGCATATACCGATGGTACGGAGCGGATCACACAGTTGAATCGTTCTGTGGAAAATAATCTGATGAAGCAGATTGAATATCTGACGAGTATGCTTTACAGCCAGTTAGGTATCACTCAGAGCATATTGGATGGTTCCGCAGATGAGAAGACCATGCTGAACTATTATAACCGTACTATTGAGCCAATCATTTCAGCAATTGTTGACGAAATGAAACGTAAGTTCCTTACCAAAACGGCCAGATCTCAAAAGCAATCAATTCTGTTCTTCCGCGACCCCTTCAAACTTGTACCAGTAGCTGATCTGTCAGAAATCGCTGACAAATTCACAAGAAACGAGATTATGACATCCAACGAAATTCGGCAGATTATTGGCATGAAGCCGTCTGACGATCCGAAAGCCGATGAGTTGAAGAATAGCAATATCAGCGAGGCAAAATCTGAGCCTTCAAATGAGGGTTCTGATGTCGAATCCGGTGAAAGTGATTCTGGAGCAGATTACGACAGCATCGTAAATGAGCTGCTTGATGGTCTTGAAAAGGAGATTGATGAAATTATAGGAAACTATGTTTCGGATGATGAGGAGGAGAGCTAATGGATATTGACGAGCTCCTTCAACATTATGCATCTCCTTATTATGACCCGGTAAAAGCTCATGAATATTATATGAGAACCAGAGAACTTAAGGGGCGTCGTTCTACAACGAAGCTCAATGATGAAGGTAAAGAAATCTGGGCTTATACAAAAAATGAGATAACCAGCGAGAAGAAGGAAAAAGTAAAAGAAGAACAGGAAAAGCGAGAACAAAAAATTGCTGAACTGAGAGCAAAGGCTAAGGCAACCCGAGAGCAGATCTCAGCCAAATTAAAGGAACTGAATGCTCAGCTTACCGAGGAATCTTCGTCAAGAAGGAGTAGGGTTGATTCTCGTAAAAAATCCGATTTGGAGGATATTGGAGAGGAAGCTGAAGACCAGAAAGAGCGTATTGACGAAAAGAAAAATGCTGAGATTGAACGCTTGATGGCGATAGAAATTCCTTCCGGATTATCCAAAGAGGAAAGGGCAAAGCGAGTGGCGGAGCGCAACGAGAAAATCGCAAAGCTTCGTGATGATGCCAGCGAGGATAAAGCTAAGGTGAGTGAGCAGGCGAAAGTTGAAAAGGAAGAGGTGAGGACTTCCGCAAGTCGTAAAAAGAAGCGAATTACCGAAGACGCTAAAGAAGAGAGGGCTGATAATTCTGCGAATGCTAAATCAGAAAGAGAAAAAGTCAGTACAGAGTTAAAGGCTGCTGTCACCGCCGCCAGGGAAGCTTATAAAGCGGCAAAAGAGAACCTTGATGCCACTTATGAGGAGCTCTATCAGCAAGAGTTTGACAAGATAGCTTCCGAATACAAAGCGGTGAAGAAGCGGAAACGGAGGAAGTAGCAATGCAGCTTTCGCGCAATACTGACAAAAAGGAGTGATTTTCAAAATGGAGAAATACGATTTTAGTGGTTGGGCCACTAGAAACGATCTTCTTTGCACTGATGGTCGAACCATCAAAAGGGATGCATTTAAGAGCCAGAATGGACAAACGGTTCCCCTGATTTGGGGACATAATCATTCTGATCCCAATTGTGTGCTTGGTCATGGAGTGCTGGAAAATCGTGATGAGGGCGTTTATGCCTACTGTAGTTTCAATGACAGCGAATCCGGACAGGCAGCGAAGAAGCTGGTTCAGCATGGAGACGTTCGTTCGCTTTCTATTTGTGCCGGTCAGCTTAAACAGGCCGGAGCGAATGTGGTGCATGGCGTTATCTACGAACTGAGCCTTGTTCTGGCCGGAGCCAATCCTGGAGCTTTCATTGATTCCGTCATGTCTCACGGCGAGACTTCAGAAGACCGTACCATTATCGGATATGACGAGAACATTATGATTTATCATTCCGCCGAAGAGGACGACAAATCCGAGGAAAAGAAGACGGAGGAGAAATCCGAATCTAAGGAAGATAAGACTTCTGAAGAAAAGCCTGAGGAAGATGACGAGACAATTGAGCAGGTATTTAATACCCTCAATGAAAAGCAGAAAAATGTGGTTTATGCAATGATCGGACAGGCTATCGGGGAAACCGATGAGCCCGAAGATAAAAATGATGACGATTCTAAAGGAGGAAATACCGAGATGAAGCATAACGTGTTTGACAACGATAAGAAAAACGAGACCGGTGGCTTTCTGACCCATTCCGCGCAGGAAGACATCATTAAGATGGCGAAGACCAGTCAGGTTGGTACTTTCCAGACGGCTCTTCAGCTTTATGCGGAGCAGAATGGCCTTCAGCATGATGCGGTCAGCGGCGGCTTTGTTCAGACTGGCGACGGAAACGTGACGAGCCTGTTCCCGGAATACCAGGAAGTACGTCCGGGCGCACCTGAACTCATTACCAACGACCAGGGCTGGATTACCAATGTAATGAGAAAGGTACATAAGAGCCCGATTTCCAGAATCAGAACCAGCCAGACAGACATTCGTGGCATTGACGCTCTTCGCGCCAGAGGCTACAAGAAAGGAAAAGAGAAGCAGCAGGCCGGTAATTTCAAGCTGGTGCGCAGAACCACCGATCCGCAGACTGTTTATGTGAAGAATGCTCTGCATCGTGACGACATCGTTGACATCACCGACTTCGATTACGTGAAGTACCTGTATGACATCGACCGCCTGATGCTTAACGAAGAGCTGGCCATTGCGATGATGCTGGGTGACGGCCGTGAAGACGGCGACGAGGGCAAGATCGATCCGGATAAGATCAGACCCATCTGGACGGACGACGACCTCTACACTATTCACGCCGATTTGGATGTTGAAGCTGCAAAGAAGGAACTTCAGGGTACCAACACCGGGGTAAACTTCGGTGAAAATTATATTTACGCTGAAGCTATGATCAATGCGGTTCTGTATGCGAGGGAACATTACAAGGGTACCGGTACTCCGGATATGTACATTACCCCGCATATGCTCAATGTGATGCTTCTGGCCCGTGATATGAACGGCCGCAGAATCTATGCTTCCAAGGCGGAGCTTGCGTCTGCCTTCAATGTGGGTGAGATTCTCACTGCCGAGCAGTTCGAGGGCAAGACCCGTAAGACGGATGACAGCAAGACCAAGAAGCTGCTCGCTATCATCACGAATCTGAATGACTACTCTCTGGGCGCTACGAAGGGCGGAGAAGTCACCCACTTTACGCAGTTCGATATCGACTTTAACCAGGAGAAGTCCCTTCTGGAGACCAGATGCTCCGGCGCTCTGACCAGAGTGTACTCTGCCATTGCGATCGAAGAGGATGTAACGGAAAACCCTTAATCGGCTTCTCCATTAGTCCCGAAGATGGAGGAGCCAATCTGTTCGGGAAAACGGTAGATTCGTTACAGGAGAATGTTGTTGTCGGAGAGTCCGAGATTACCGGTACATTGAAGTATGTTACCGGATACACGGGATTCAGCAGCAATACTTCTGAGCAGGAAGGAAACTATCTTGCTTTGAAAGTTGATGCTGATTCTGAGGATGCGATTGTGACCGTTGAACTCGTAGGCGGCACCAAAGGACCTGTTACGCTCGATGACGACATGAACATCGTACTCCTTATCAAGAATAAGGATACTCAGAGCATCAAGGTGACGGTGAACGATGGGGAAGATTCTGCTATAAAGACTTATAGGCTTACCGGATTGACTTTGGAAACAGAGTAAAGGAGAAAATTCAAAATGGCAAAATTTTTTGGAAAAATCGGCTATGCAGTATCAAAGGATGTTCGCCCTGGTGTTTGGGATGGAGAAATCACTGAGCGAGAGTATTTCGGAGATTTGATTCGGAATACTAGTCGATATCAGACTTCTGATAAGCTCAATGACGACATCAACATTTCCAATGAGATCAGCATTGTGGCCGATCCTTTTGCCTATCAGAATTTTCACACAATGCGGTATGTTGAGTTCATGGGAGCAAAGTGGAAGATTTCCAGTGTCGAAGTTCAGTATCCGCGTCTGATTCTGACGGTAGGAGGTGTATATAATGACTGATCGACGAATCCTGTTTCACAAACTATTGTGCGAGATATTATCCTGCCCGATAGAAGGCGAACAGTGCCGATGTTATTTTCAGCCTCCGGAATCTATTAAGATGAATTACCCCGCCATTGTATATAGCCTTGACGATATTGACAAGACGTATGCGAATGACGGGGTATATTTGTCTAATCGAAGATATGCCATTACCGTCATTGATAAAGATCCGGATACGTCCTTGGTGCAGAAAGTAACGAATTTACCGATGAGCCGGTTCGACCGGCATTTTAAAAAAGATAACCTGAATCACTACATTTTTAATGTGTATTTCTGAGATTGGAGGAATAATTCAATGAGTAAACTTGTTTGGGATAAAGTTGGGGAACGGTTTTACGAAACCGGTTGTGACCATGGCGTCCTTTATCCGATCCAGACTGGCGGAAAATACAACAAGGGGGTTGCGTGGAATGGTCTGAGTGCAGTGACGGAGAGTCCTTCTGGAGCAGAACCCTCCCCTATTCATGCGGATAATATCAAGTATCTGAATCTGATGTCCGCAGAAGATTTTGGTGGAACCATCGAGGCATATACCTATCCAGATGAATTCTCTGAATGTGATGGATCGGTGGAGATTGCGCCTGGCGTATTTGCCGGCCAGCAGAGCAGGAAGGTATTTGGTCTTTCTTATCGGACGATTCTGGGAAATGATGTGGACTCCGATGATTACGGTTACAAACTCCATTTGGTGTATGGCTGCTTGGCTTCGCCGTCTGAGAAGGGCTACCAGACCAAGAATGATAGTCCAGAACCGATCGCGCTTTCTTGGGAATTTAGCACAACGCCGGTTGAAATTACGAAGACGATCGAAGGCAAGAAGCTGAAACCTACAGCAATCCTTACTTTCGACTCCACGAGAGTAGATGCCGAGAATTTGGCAGCTTTGGAGGAAATTCTTTATGGTAAAGATCCGACCACAGAAGAAGGAAATGACGGCGTTGACCCCAGACTTCCGCTTCCGGATGAAGTAATCGAGATCATGACCAAGGAAAACCCTTAATGAGCCTTTCCGTTAAGCCTGAAGACGGAGAGGCTGTTTTATTTGGGAAAGCAGTAAATGAATTACAGAGTGATGTGGTTGTTTCCGATGATGAGGTGACAGGCACTCTGAAGTATGTCGATGGTTATGTCGATTTTAGCAGTAATGTTTCAGAACAGTCGGGAAATTACCTTGCTCTCAAGATTGAAGCTGAGCCGGCTGAAGCAGAAACAGTTGTCGAGCTTGTAGGCGGCACCAAAGGACCTGTTACGCTCGATGACGACATGAACATCGTACTCCTTATCAAGAATAAGGATACTCAGAGCATCAAGGTGACTACCACACACAACGAGGAAAGCGTCACAAAGACTTATGGTCTTTCTGGGCTGACCTTGGAAACAGAATAATCTATAGGAAGCCTCGTATTCAATGTGCGGGGCTTCTTTTTATTTGAAAGGAGAAAAAATTATGTTGAAGAAAACTATTCCCTATATCGATCTGAATGGTGTTAAAAGAACAGAGGATTTCTATTTCCATCTGTCAAAGCCGGAAATTGTAAAGATGCAGACAAGTGTTAAGGGCGGCTATGACGTGCAGCTCAAAAGCATTGGCGCCGGTGCCGATGGCGGCCAGATTATGGAGTTCTTTGAGGACCTTATTAAGAAGGCTTACGGTGTCAAGAGTGAGGATGGCCGTCGCTTTATGAAGTCTGAAGAGATTTCCAGATCCTTTATGGAATCCCCTGCTTACGAGGTTCTCTTCGAGGAACTGGTTACAAATGACAAGGCAGCAGCAGACTTTGTGAACGCAGTGATGAATGTTGGTAATTCTGCAACGACTCCTGCAATCGCAGCAAACGCTCAGAGTTAAAGGAGATGTAAGAGATGCTCCGAATCACAATACCATCCACAGAATTCTGGGATGAGGTGAAGCAAGAGTTTGTTTACACAAAGGCTCAGACCTTGCAATTGGAGCATTCTCTTGTTTCTCTTTCAAAATGGGAATCGAGATGGAATAAGCCGTTTCTGACAAAGCAGGAAAAAACTTTGGAAGAAACTATAGATTATGTAAAATGCATGACTCTTACGCAGAATGTAAATCCGGAAATTTATAACTATCTGACAAACAGCAATATCAATGAGGTAAATAAGTATATCGCACTTCCTATGACTGCCACCCGGTTTTTCGAAGAGAAAAAAACACAGGGGAGCAGAGAGCAGATTACGGCGGAACTCATTTATTACTGGATGATAGCTTTGAACATTCCGTTTGAATGCCAGAAGTGGCATCTCAATAAATTGTTCACTCTGATAAGAGTATGCGATGTGAAAAGCAGGCCGCCGAAGAAGCATAGCCGCAGGGAAATTATGAAGCGGAATGCGGCATTGAACGCGGCTCGAAGAAAGAAATGGAACACGAAAGGGTGATTACTATGAGTAATAGCAGCTTGGTGAATTGTACGGTAAAAAGTCCAAACCACAGCGGAGCTAGGACACATTCGATTGACCGAATCACTCCGCATTGTGTAGTTGGACAGCTTTCGGCAGAATCTATTGGCGGCTGCTTTACCAGTCCCAGTAGAGAAGCGTCCTGTAATTATGGAATCGGGACTGACGGACGAGTTGTTCTGTGTGTAGACGAAGCAAACAGAAGCTGGTGTTCTTCCAGTAACGCAAATGACCAGCGGGCTGTGACAATTGAGTGCGCCAGTGATATGACCGATCCATATGCCATGACAAGTGCAGTATATGAGAAGCTGGTGGCTTTGTGTGTTGATATCTGCCAGAGAAATGGCAAGTCAAAACTAATCTGGTTTGGCGACAAAGATAAATCTCTGAATTACAGTCCGAAGTCGAACGAGATGATCCTCACGGTTCATCGATGGTTTGCTAATAAAGCCTGTCCTGGGGATTGGCTGTATTCCAGGCTGGGAGACCTTGCGAATCGAGTAACATCTCAGCTTGGCGGAAGTACGACGGACAGTACCTCCAAAACTTACAAAACAGGTCTGTATAAGGTTGATGTCGGCGATCTGAACATTCGAAAAGGCCCCGGGACAAATTATGGAATCAATGGAATGATTACTGACCGGGGTACTTATACGATTACCGAAATTCAGAACGGTTACTGGGGTAAGCTGAAATCCGGTGCCGGATGGATCAGTGTTCATGAGGCTTATTGTACCTATAAAGGTGCGGCTTCCGGCGAATCAGAAGAAAAACCTTCAAGTAATTTTCTGGTTCAGGTAGACATTCCCGATTTGTATATCCGCAAAGGCCCTGGAACGAATTACGGAAACAATGGTTTTTGTCCGAAAGGCGTATATACCATTGTCGAAGTTAAGAGCGGTGCCGGTTCCGATGCTGGATGGGGTAAGCTGAAATCCGGTGCCGGATGGATTTCCCTGGATTATGCAACTCGGATTTAAAGAGGACATACCATGATAAGTTTCAGACAAAAGGGTGACTTCTCCAAGTTGACCCGCTTTCTGGAAAGAGCAAAAGAAGCGGTTCATATTGGAGACCTGGATAAGTTTGGTAAAGAGGGAGTAGCCGCCCTTGCGTCTGCAACACCGGTAGATTCTGGGGAAACGGCGAATTCCTGGTATTACGAAATCGAGAATCGAAAAGGTTCAGTTACGATTTCATTCCATAATTCAAATGTTCAAAATGGAGTTCCAATTGCTGTTATTTTGCAGTACGGACATGGGACTCGAAACGGCGGCTGGGTACAGGGGCGAGATTATATCAATCCTGCTATCCAGCCTATTTTTGACAAAATCGCAAATAACGCATGGAAGGAGGTTACTAAGCTATGAGTACAACAATTGACGAAAGAGTCGTTGAAATGCGATTCGATAATAAGCAGTTTGAGCAGAATGTTCAGACCAGTATATCGACAATTGAAAAGCTCGAAAAAAGCTTAAATCTCAAAGGTGCCTCCAAAGGATTGGAAGATGTGAATTCCGCAGCTAAAAACTGCAATATGACTCCGCTTTCCAATGCAGTTGAGACGGTAAAGATGCGGTTCTCAGCGTTGGAAGTCATGGCGGTTACGGCTCTGGCAAACATCACAAATTCAGCGTTAAATGCTGGTAAAAATATTGTTTCTGCACTGACGATCGACCCGATTAAAACGGGATTTCAGGAGTATGAGACACAGATCAATGCAGTTCAGACTATCTTGGCGAACACACAACATGAAGGAACCAATCTACAGCAAGTAAATAGAGCACTGGATGAACTAAACACTTATGCCGATAAAACCATCTATAATTTTACGGAAATGACTCGTAATATCGGTACGTTTACGGCCGCCGGAGTAAATCTTCAAACCTCAGTAGATTCTATTAAAGGTATCGCTAATCTTGCGGCTGTTTCTGGTTCGAGTGCTCAACAGGCATCAACGGCAATGTACCAACTATCACAGGCAATAGCTGCTGGTAAAGTACAGCTTATGGACTGGAACTCCGTTGTAAATGCTGGAATGGGTGGAAAAGTATTCCAAGATGCCCTTGTCAGGACTTCGGAATTGCTCGGAACAGGTGCCAAGAATGCTATCGAGATGTATGGCTCTTTCCGCGAATCTCTCACAAAAACTGGATGGTTGACTACGGAAGTTCTTACTGAGACGTTGAAACAGTTTGCGGGCGCATATGATGAAGCAGATCTGATCGCACAAGGGTTTTCGGAATCTCAAGCGAAAGACATTGTGGAAATGGCAAAAACCGCGGAAGATGCGGCCACAAAGGTTAAAACTTTTACACAGTTGTGGGACACATTGAAAGAAAGCGCACAATCCGGATGGACCCAGACATGGGAAATTTTGATTGGAGATTTCGGAGAGGCAAAAGAATTACTTACTGAAATATCTAACTCTATAGGAGGGATAATTAGTCAAACAGCAGAAGCAAGAAATGCAGTATTGAGTAGTGGTCTTAGTTCTGGATGGAAACAACTACTTGATCAGGGTATTGCCGATGAAGCTGGTTATATTGAGGCAATAGAAGAAGTCGCGCGGAAAAACGGCGATGCTTTTGATAAGATGGTCGCCGATTCTGAAGACTTTACGGATGCGTTAAAGAAAGGACTTAAAGAGGGGGTCATTTCTTCTGACACCCTTACTGAAGCGGTATATAATCTTCAAGATAAAATGAGCGGAATGTCTGAAGAGGAATTAAAAGCTGCTGGTTACACATCCGAAATGGTTGAGCAAATCGAATCATTGGATTCTGGGCTTCGAAATGGTTCTATCTCCATGGATGAGTTTACTGAGAAAATCCTTCGTCCGTCTGGGAGAGAGAACCTTATACAAGCTCTCTGGAATGCTGCTCAGGGGTTAATGAGTGTTGTAACCCCGATGAAAGAAGCGTTTAGAGAAATTTTTCCGCCTATGACCGGAGACCAAGTGTACAATCTTACCGTCGGATTGCAGGAACTCACAGAAAAATTCAAAATAGGTGAAGAAACAGCGAATAACCTGAAGAGAACATTCAAAGGGGTATTCGCTTTATTTGATATCGGGCTTCAGGGTGTCAAAGCACTGGTTGGTGGATTTGCCGATTTAATCGGATATGTAGCTCCAGCCGGAGACGGGATTCTTGGTTTTACAGCCAGCATTGGAGATTTCATTGTTGGTATTGATGAAGCCATTAAATCTTCCGATGCCTTTAACAAAGCTATCGAAGGAATCGGGAATTTCCTAAAACCAATCGCAGATGGAGTAAAGACTTTTGTAAAAACAGTCGCCGATGCTTTCAGCGAGTTTGCGAATGTTGATACCAGTGGTCTCGATAATTTTGCGGATAAGGTACAGACCCGATTTGAGCCGTTTGTAAAATTAGGGGAACTGGTAAAGAAGGCGTTTGAAGGTATTATTGGGATTGTTGAGAAGGCGGCCCCGGTTCTATCGAAGCTTGGTTCCATTGTCGCAAATGCGTTTGGAAATCTTGGGGAAGCTATTCTCACAGCATTTGATACCGCAAGTTTTGACCCAATTTTGGACTTAATCAATACCGGATTGTTTTCTGCAATTCTGATTGGAGTGAAAAAGTTTATTGATTCTCTATCGGAAATCACGGAAAACGGCGGTGGAATTCTTGGATCCTTCAAAGATATTTTGGATGGAGTTAAGGGAAGTCTTGAAGCATGGCAGTCAAGTCTGAAAGCTGGAACTCTTCTGAAAATTGCCGGCGCTATGGCAATCCTGACCGCAGCGATTGTCGCATTGTCTTTAGTTGATTCCGAGAAGCTAAATGTGTCCTTGGGAGCTTTGAGTGTTCTGTTCGTTGAACTGCTTGGTTCTATGGCCATCTTTGAAAAGATCATGAATGGAGCAGCAATCAAAGGAATGGGACAGTTGACCATTGCGATGATTGGAATGTCCACCGCTGTTCTTATTCTTGCGGGAGCAGTTCAGAAATTATCTGGGTTGGACTGGGATGAGCTTCTGAAAGGATTGGTCGGTGTTGCCGGGTTATCCGCTATTCTGGTAGCGTCCGCAACAGCGCTTTCCAAAACATCGAAAGGACTGATAAAAGGTTCTGCTGGTTTAGTAGTATTTGCGGCAGCGATTCGAGTGCTTGTGGGAGCAGTTGAAGATTTGGGAGCTTTGGACGTAGGTTCTTTGGCTAAAGGTCTAATCGGAGTCGGAGTTCTTTGCACAGAACTGGCATTGTTCCTGAAGGCCACGGATTTGGATGGAATGGGAGTTCTGAAAGGAACTGGTTTGGTTCTTCTTGCAGCGTCCATCAATATTTTGGCAGATGCGGTTAAGGCGTTTGGAGATCTGGACACTTCAAACCTGATTCAAGGACTATCTGCGGTTGCAGTAGTTCTTACCGAGTTGGCAGTATTTACCAAGGTGACAGCCAATGCGAAACATGTAGTTTCCACCGCTACGGCAATGACAATTCTTGGCGCCGCCATGCTTGTGTTTGGGGAAGCTGTAGAAAAGATGGGAAACTTGTCTTGGGGGGAGATTGGACGGGGTCTTACCACAATGGCTGGTTCTCTGGCGGCTGTGACAGTTGCAATGAATCTTCTTCCGAATGGAATGATATCGAAAGCGACTGGAATGGTAGAGGTCGGTGCGGCATTACTCATTATTGGCGAAGCAGTTCGAAATATGGGCGGAATGTCCTGGGATGAAATTGCCAGAGGATTAGTAACCCTTGCAGGTTCCATGACCATTCTTGTTGTGGCGCTTAATGCGATGAAGACTGCACTTCCGGGTGCGGCAGCAGTTCTTACGGTGTCCGCTGCGTTAGCGATATTTACCCCAGTTCTAAAGTCGTTGGGAAATATGTCCTGGGAGAGCATTGCTAAAGGATTGGTGGCACTGGCTGGTTCTTTCACTGTTCTCGGCGTTGCAGGAGTTGCATTAGGACCATTGACCCCAGCTATTTTAGGACTTTCGGCCGCCATTGCTGTATTGGGAGTGGGATGTCTGGCCGCAGGTGCAGGTATTCTTGCATTTTCTACTGGACTTTCTGCTTTGGCAGTATCTGGAGCAGCAGGAGCAGCGTCTCTCGTGGTGGCAGTATCCAGCATTCTTAGTCTGATTCCGCTCCTGTTCGAATCAATCGGAGAAGGAATCCTTTCTCTAGCAGGAGTAATCGCAAATGGTGGACCAGCTATTGCCGAGGCATTTACAGTATTGGTGCTCGCCGCAGTCGAGGCTCTAGTTACGGCTGTGCCAGCGGTCGTGGATGGGCTATTTGTCTTGATTGACAGTGTCCTTTCGGCTCTGGTCGAACATACGCCGACTATCGTGGAGCAGCTATTTGATATTCTGATTGGTATTATTCAGGCTATCACGACGAAACTGCCGGAATTGATTAAGGCCGGAGTAGAGTTACTGATGGCTTTCTTTGACGGGGTAATCGACGCCTTGAGTGGCATTGATGTGAATGTACTCATCAAAGGAATCGCCGGAATTGGTTTGCTTTCAGCGATTATGCTTGCTCTCAGTGCTGTTGCCTCCTTGGTGCCTGGAGCTATGCTTGGCGTTCTTGGAATGGGTGCAGTCATCGCGGAATTGGCATTGGTTCTGGCGGCTGTTGGAGCTCTGGCTCAGATTCCTGGGTTGGAATGGCTTATCGGCGAGGGCGGAAATCTTCTTCAGGGAATCGGTACTGCGATTGGCAAATTTGTCGGTGGCATTGTTGGCGGTTTCATGTCTGGAGTCTCCAGTCAGTTCCCTCAAATTGGCGCAGACCTTTCTGCATTTATGACGAATGTGCAGCCATTTATCGAAGGAGCCACACAGCTTAACCCTTCCATGCTGGATGGTGTGAAAGCGTTGGCGGAAACGATCCTTATTCTAACCGCTGCTGATATTCTGAACGGATTGACTTCCTGGCTTACTGGCGGATCTTCTCTGAGCGACTTTGCTACCCAACTTGTTCCCTTCGGTGAAGCTATGCGTGATTTTTCCATCGCCATTGCTGGTATGGATGGGGAATTAGTAGCAAATGCGGCCACCGCCGGAAGGACGCTTGCGGAGATGGCGGCAACTCTTCCTAATTCTGGAGGGGTTATCGGATTCTTTACAGGCGAAAATGATATGAGTGCTTTCGGCGCCCAGCTTATTCCATTTGGCGAAGCGATGATGGGGTTTGCAAATGCCGTAAGAGGACTGGATGCTGACACCGTAACGAATGCTGCTACCGCAGGAAAGGCCATGGCTGAAATGGCGACCACAATTCCGAATTCCGGAGGCGTGGTAGGTTTCTTTGCCGGTGAAAATGACATGGATGCGTTTGGTGAGCAGCTTGTACCGTTCGGCGAGGCAATGATGCTGTTCTCACAGGCTGTAAAAGGTCTGGATGCAAATGTGATTGTGGAATCCGCTACGGCGGGAAAGGCGTTAATCGAATTGGCAAATACTGTACCGAACAGTGGCGGTGTCGTTGGCTTCTTTACCGGAGAGAACGACATGGATACGTTCGGAGAGAAGCTAGTGCCGTTTGGTAGAGCAATGAAATCCTACTCTGACGCGATTGCAGGCATTGATGTGGAGGCTGTTACGAATTCGGCAACGGCTGGCAAAGCAGTGGTTGAGCTGGCAAATACATTACCGAATACGGGTGGATTGGTAAGCTGGTTTACCGGAGACAACGATATTGCGTCCTTTGGTACAAGCCTGGTTTCCTTTGGTAAGAGCTTCGCACAATATTCTGACTATATGAAGGATGTGGATGCAAATATCGTTACTACCACGACCAATGCTGCAACATCCATTGTTGAGCTTCAGAAAAGTCTTCCCAAAGAAGGCGGATGGTTCTCTGATGATATGACGCTTGCCAGTTTCGGCAGCGACATGGCTTCGTTCGGAGCTCATTTCAGCAATTATTACAACAGTATCAGCGGTATTGATACAACATTGCTGTCCGGAGTAATTACCCAGACAAATCGGCTTGTAAGTATGGCAAACGGGATGGTTGGTCTGGATACAAGTGGTATGACTTCTTTCAGCTCTGCGTTGACAACGCTTGGTGAAACTGGTGTAACCGGATTTATCAACGCGTTCAATAATGCAGAATCGAGAGTAACGGCTGCGGCTTCGAATATGCTGTCATCCTTCATCAATGGCGCAAATGCAAAGAAATCCGAACTGACAACAACATTCACCACGCTGGTTCAGGCTGTATTGACAGCAATCAATGGAAAACAGGGCGAGTTCCAGACCAGTGGTTCCACGCTTATGGTTAAGTTTATCGCAGGTGTACGGTCTCAGGATAGTCCTTCCAGAACAACCTTTACCAATATCGTTAGCGGTTGTTTGACTGCAATACGAAATAAGTATGGGGAATTCACATCAACCGGAACCCAGACAATGGTGAAACTGATTGCTGGTGTCAGATCACAGGACAGCAGTGCTCGAATGGCATTCACAAACATCATCAGTGCTTGTCTTACGGTGATTAAAAATAAGTATGCTGAGTTTACCTCTACTGGTAGCGAGTGCATGGTTAAGTTTATCGCCGGTGTGAGAAGTAAGGATAGCGAACTCCGAACCGCTTTTACAACGACGCTGAGTGGTTCCATAACCGCCATCAAAGATTATTATAGCCAGTTCAAATCTGCCGGCTCGTACCTGGTCGATGGTTTCTGCGATGGTATCAGTGAAAATACCTGGAAAGCAGAGGCAAAAGCAAGAGCTATGGCAGCCTCAGCCGCTGAAGCGGCAGAAGATGAATTGGACGAGCATTCTCCTTCTGAACGTTTTTATGGAATCGGTAACTTTGCGGGAGTCGGCTTCATAAACGCGTTGATTGACAATGTCTCCAAGGCTGGAAAAGCCGGACGTGAAATTGCCAGATCTTCTATCGACGGACTAAATGACGTTATTTCCAGAATTGCAGATTATGTGGACGCTGATATGGATGTCCAGCCTACTATTCGGCCGGTTCTTGATCTGTCCGCTGTGGAAGCAGGGACTGGAAGGCTGAATACTCTGTTTAGCAGAAATCAGGCATTGTCCGTCAGCACTGGGATGAATGACCGGGTTTCCGAGATGGAAGTTCAAAATGGAGAAAGTTCTCCTACTGGAAATACCTATCAATTCACGCAAAACAATTATTCGCCTAAGGCTCTGTCGAGAATTGATATTTATCGGCAGACAAAGAATCAATTTTCGGCGATGAAAGGGCTGGTGGGTAATACATGATTAGAGCAGTAACTGTAACTAACTACTTGGGCGAATCAAAGAGATTTGAATTAGCGTTCCCGGAGGAATCCGGGTTCGCTGTTCAATCTATCAGTGGATTGGGACCGAGCAAAGCGGATATTAACACGACAGAAATCTCTACAAATGACGGATCGCTGTATAACTCAGCGAGAGTAAATTCCAGAAATATCGTTATGTCCTTGAAATTGATGTTTAATCCGCAGATTGAAGACACGAGACATGATTCCTACAAATACTTTCCGATAAAGAAGAGAGTAACACTTCTCATCGAGACGGACAATCACATTTGTGAGACGTATGGATATGTGGAATCGAATGAACCGGATATTTTCAGCAGTGATGAGACAACACAGATTTCTATCGTGTGCCCTGATCCCTATTTTTATTCCGCTGGTCCGGATGGAACTAATACAACAATCTTCTATGGGGTAGAGCCTCTGTTTGAGTTTTCTTTTTCCAATGAATCCTTGACCGAATCCCTAATCGAATTTGGCGAGATCAAGAATGAAACCGAGCAGACGGTGTATTACTCTGGCGATGCTGAGATCGGCGTTGTAATTACCATCCATGCTATCGGAAATGTGAGAAATATCACGATTTACAATACCGGGACGAGAGAGGTAATGCGTATTGATACAGATAAATTGGAGCAGCTAACCGGTTCTGGGATGGTTGCTGGTGATGAAATCATTATCTCCACTATCAAAGGGGATAAATCAATTACGCTTCTTCGAAACGGTATCTATACCAATATTTTAAACTGCTTGGATAAAGATTCCGACTGGTTTCAGCTATCCAAAGGCGATAATATTTTCGCTTATGTGGTGGAAGAAGGAATGACCAACGTGCAGTTTAAGATTGAAAACAGAACAGCGTTTGAGGGGGTATAGTTATGGAATTGATTGTTCTGGATACTTCTCTGAAAATGCTTTCTGTGCTTGATACCTTTGAGTCTCTGATATGGACGGAGCGGTATTCCGCCTATGGAGATTTCGAGGTATATACAAGTATCAACGATTCTGTTCTTGAAATCCTGAAAGATGACTATTATCTATGGTTGAAAGAATCCGATCAGACCATGATTGTCGAGGATAGAAAGATTGAGTCCGATGCTGAAAACGGAAACCACTTCACGGTCACGGGAAGATCGTTAGAATCCATTCTGGAACGCCGTATTATTTGGAAACAAACGATTCTGAGCGGAAACTTTCAAAATGGAATCAAAAAGTTGCTGGATGAGAACATCATCAATCCTTCTGACGCTTCCCGAAAGGTGGAAGGACTGATATTTGAGGCATCCACAGACCCAGCGATTACCGGACTGACGGTAGATGCACAGTTTACCGGAGACAATCTGTATGACGCCATTAAAAAACTGTGCGATTCCAAAAATGTCGGTTTCCGAATCAAGCTGTCCGATGATAACAAGTTTGTCTTTAAGCTCTATGCTGGCGCAGACCGTTCTTATGATCAGTTTACGAATCCATACGTAATCTTTTCTCCCAAATTTGAGAATGTAATCAATACCAATTATCTGGAATCAAAGAAGACTTTGAAAACCGTTACTTTGGTTGCTGGAGAGGGAGAGGGAGCTGATCGGAGGACTACAACTGTAGCTTGTGCGTCTGGTGCCGGAACGGGTTTGAATCGAAGGGAGCTTTACACGGATGCCAGGGACGTTTCTTCGACCGTGGATAATGAAACCTTGACGGACGCTGAGTACAACGCACAGCTTTCTCAAAGAGGTTTGGAGAATCTGGCCGAAAACATCGCAACCAAATCCTTCGAGGGTAAGGTTGAAACAACGAGAATGTATCGATATGGGGAGGACTTCTTCCTGGGAGATATGGTACAGATTGTAAATGAATATGGCATTGAAGGAAAAGCCCGTGTCACAGAATTCATTCGTTCCCAGAGCAAAGAAGGACTCGATTCGTATCCGACATTCGTTACCGTAGAATAGCAGGAAAGGGGTGAAGAAAAATGAGTGTCACTTATGGGTTCTATAACTCAAAGAACAAAGACCGGCGATACGACGCCATTCAAATGTCCAGTATTTTTGACGGGATCATTCGTGACGGCATTTTGCAGCATGTCGGGACTGCTATGATGGTGAATGCATCTACTGGCATGATGGTGAATGTCGGAATCGGACGGGCATGGTTCAATCATACCTGGACATTAAATGATGCCTTACTTCCATTAACTGTACCGCAGTCGGAAGTGATTCTAAATCGAATTGATGCGGTTGTTTTGGAAGTGGATTCCAGAGAATCGGTTCGTGCAAATGCAATCAAAATCATCAAAGGTACGCCGGCTACCAATCCGGTGAAACCAACGATGATCAGTACAAATGACCGTTGGCAGTATCCGTTGGCGTATATTCGGGTGAATTCCGGGGTTACTTCCATTCGCCAGGCAGACATTACAAATGCAGTTGGTACATCGGAGTGTCCGTTTGTAACGGCTCCATTGGAGATGATGTCCATCGACGCTCTGGTTGCGCAGTGGAAAGACCAGTGGGATGCCTTCTATGAAAAAGAGACATCCGATATGGAAGCCACAAATGCCTTCTGGAAAGAGCAGTGGACAACATGGTTTAACGCCCAGACGGAAGAAATCCAGCAATCTTATCTGGAATGGGAAAAACAGTGGGATGACTGGTATGCCGCTCAGACGGCGGATATGCAGGAGACAAACGTCTATTGGAAACAGTTGTGGGCGTCCTGGTTTAACGAGTATACAAATGACAATACATCCGAAATGGCTGCGTGGAGAGAAAATGCTCAGGCATTGTTTGATGAGTGGTTCCAGCAGTTGAAGGATACTCTTTCGGAAGATGTGGAAGCGAACCTGGCAAACCAGATATTGGAGTTGCAGGAAAGGACGAAGGTTCTGGAAGAAATTGTAGATGGAATTCGGACGGAATTTACCGTGTACAACAAGCTTTATGACAATGGATACGAGAATTACGACAATCTTCTCGATTCATCAGAAGGAACTATCATTGATAGTAACGTAGACCCGATTATGGCTCGTGCATATTCCAGCTCCTTGATTCTGGATAGCAACGGACAGCCTATCGACGGCCGCGTTATTTTTTGTATTAAGTAAAAGGAGGACATGTCAAAAATGAAAATTACGGATTACGAGAAAGTCCAAACGTTGGATTCGAGCAATATTGTATTGATCGATGGAAACAATGGGACAAAAACCATCCTTGTAAGCGATCTCGCAAAGGCTTTGGTTAAGCTTCTCAGTTCTCAGGACTTTATTTCCGGAGTTAATCTGTCGGAGCTTACTCAGATCAATACTTTGACGGCAGATGACAAACTGCTGATTGGAACGGCTGAGGGAAACAAAGCCATTGGTGCAGACGATTCACTCTTTGCGATTCTGGACGCTTTCATTCCGAAGGAGCAGCGTCGGATGATTTACAGAGGGAAGAATCTTGGTGCTGTTGTGACTGAAGAGCAGAAGGCCAACATTAAGAATGGGACTTTTAAGGGTTTCTTCCTTGGCGATTATTGGACTATCGGCAGCTATACTTGGAGGATTGTGGATTTCGATTACTGGTATAACTGCGGCGATACAGCATTCACTACCCCTCATCTGGTTATTATGCCGGATAAACCGCTTTACAACGCACAGATGAACGAGACAAACATCACAACCGGCGGGTACGTTGGTTCTAAAATGTACACTGAAAATCTGGCACAGGCAAAGACGTTGGCGGCAAGCGCGTTTGGCGATTTGATTCTCACCCATCGCGAACATTTGACAAATGCAGTCACAAACGGATATCCGTCTGGTGGGTCTTGGTATGATTCGACATTGGAACTTCCTAATGAGATTATGATGTACGGTTCATATGTCTTCGCTTCTTCTGGTGATAGTTCATTTGTTCCTAACAGATACACCATTGGTAAGACACAGCTTGCTCTGTTTACAGTAGTCCCGAAGCTGATTTCAAATCGTGCAACGTTCTGGCTTAGAGATGTCGTTTCTTCGGCTGGTTTCGCTCATGTGGACCGCTTTGGCGGTACGACCTTCAGCGGCGCTTCGAACTCTCGTGGAGTTCGTCCGGTCTTCGCTATTGGTTAGTCTGAATCCAGGGGCCCTGTGCCCCGTGAAAAAAAACCGTACGCAGGTGACAACTATTTGTGCTATAAAGAGAAAAAATCTAAAGAAAGGCGAGAATCAAAATGGGTGATAAGATTTATAAAATTACTCTGACCGATGGTACAGTCATTAACGATTTGAAGTTAAATGGAAATAATTTTATTTCTTCAACTGAGATTGAAGAGTCGATCTTTGACGGCAATCTTTTGACCGTAACGATTAACGATGGTGAGAAGGATGAACTCCATACTAATATGGAACTGGTTCAGATTTCCAAAGTGGGGTCAGAATACTGGTTTGTACTTCGGGATATTCCCGAAACTGAGCTGGCATTTATCAAGATGCAGTCGGATATCGAATATGTTGCCATGATGTCCGAAATTGAACTGTAAGGGAGGATCATAGAAATGGCAGAACATAGCAAAAATTACGATAAAGTAAAGCGGTACTACAATATGGGTATGTGGAACGAAACCCGTGTTCGTAATGCGGTAAAAATGAATTGGATTACAGAAGAGGAATTCAAGGAAATCACGGATAAGGACTATGCATGAGCGTCCTTGTAAGTGATCGAACTGAATCCAAATTTGAGGCAATTACATATTCAATCGAATTACACGATATGTTAATTGACCTTATGCAGCGTAGTTTCGGAGTAAAAGATCTGGATCAGCTTGTCCGTGTAAGATATGCTCACGGAAAGGATGCAACAGAGGACTTTTCAAAATATAGATATTTGATGCTTAACTATAAAAATCGTATTGATCAGTTGGCCTCCATGCTAACCAGCAATGTCCGAGCGGCAAATTCTATTTATCCGACTACGCTGCATGAATATGAGAAAAGAAGAGATTATCAGAATACAGCCATAGTAAACTGCGAGCAACTCTTAAACGAGCTGCAACGAATCGTTGAGATATTCGAAGTGGACGTTAATCTCTACAGTCGCTATGTTAAAGCTATCGACCGAGAAATCGGATTGATAAAGAAGTGGCGTCAACGAGATAACCGAATCAAGTCACAGTTAAGAGGGTAATGTCTAATTATGCGTCGTTTCTTCGGCTAATTTCGCTAATGTGAACAACAATGGCAATACGAACTACAACAACGCTTCGAACTCTAATGGAGTTCGTCCGGATTCTCTGCCTAACCAACAGAGAAGGAGACATTGTCCTTTCCGAATGGATAAATAGCAAAGCCGGACGCAATTTACTACGGTAAGTATTGCTATCACGGTGAATGATTTATGAACTACGAGGAGATTATCTGTGACGCCAATAACTTGTATAGGGCTTACAAGGTTTCTGTCAAAACCAGCAAATGGAAAGAGACTACACAGAAATTCATGATGAACTTTCTTCGGTATATCTTTTCCATTCAAGAGGACCTGATGAATCGGACCCTTCAAAATGGACCGACGCAGGAATTTACGCTGTTTGAGAGAGGCCGAGTAAGACCTATTACAAGTATTCAAATTCGGGATCGCATTATTCGGCATGTCTTATGCGATGAAGTTTTGCTTCCAGAAGTAAAGAAGCATATTATCTATGACAATTGCGCCTCGATTAAAGGAAGAGGTATCTCCCATCAACGGGACAGGTTCGAAATTCATCTCCGTAAATACTATCGGTTGTATGGAAATGAAGGATGGATATTGTTCGGAGACTTTTCCAAGTTTTACGACAATATTATTCATGAGATTGCCAAACGAGAACTCTTAAAGCTGTTTGACGATGATGAATTTATTGATTGGCTACTGACCGAGATTTTCGATGGATTCAAAATCGATGTCTCCTACATGATGGATGAAGAATACGCCAGATGTATGTCCGATACTTTCAATAAGCTGGAGTATAGGAATATTCCAAAATCCAAACTGACTGGCGAGAAGTGGATGGAAAAATCGGTAAACATTGGAGATCAGCTATCTCAGGTAATTGGGATTTATTATCCGTACCGGATTGACAATTACGTCAAATATGTAAGGAGCCAGAAGTTCTATGGAAGATATATGGACGACTGGTACATCATGAATCCGAGTAAAGAGGAATTGTTGGATTTGCTCGATAATATTCATCGGATTGCAGAAGGGTATGGAATCCATATCAATAAGAAGAAAACTCGTATTGTGAAGATTTCCAGCACTTATAAATTTCTGCAAATCAAATATAGCTTAACGGATTCCGGAAAGATAATCAAACGAATCAATTCAAAGCGGGTTACTACGATGCGAAGAAAGCTCAAGAAGCTCGCTGTCAAGGTGAAGAATGAGGAGATTTCGTATGAAAATGTAGAGAACATGTTTCGAGGCTGGATGGGAGGCTTCTATAAGCTTTTATCCAGGGAGCAAAGGAAAAACTTAATAGGTCTCTATGAAGATTTGTTTGAAAAATCGATTACGATTGTCAACAAAAAGATCGTTGTAACCGACAAAATCAAATAAATATTGGAGGATGCTAAAATGGAGCCATGGTTTCAAATGGTAGCAACAATTGTTTGCGCCGTCATAGCTTCTTCTGGGTTTTGGGCGTATATCCAGAAACGAGGCGAAAAGAAAGATGTAAAAACTCAAATGCTCATCGGATTAGCGCATGACCGGATTGTGTATCTTGGAATGTGTTATATCGAACGAGGATGGATCACTCAAGACGAGTATGAAAACCTCAATGATTACCTTTATAAACCTTATGAAAAAATGGGTGGGAATGGTTCGGCACAGAAAATCATGCTGGAAGTCAATAAACTTCCCATCCACAAATCGACATATGTTGAAGAAAATTAGTAGGAGGAAAAATCATG